TCTAATAATTTGTCTTTCTTTGGATTTAGTAACTCAACATTCTTGTAGCCTTTGGTTGTTAAGATTTTAGTTCCTTCTAAGAAACATGGAATAGAATCACTTGTGCCACCATTCTCGCTACTACCACCATCTAACGAATAATTCCAGGAATACGTATATTGAACATCATTGAATATATTATTGCTGTCATAAAACGCACTCACATCTACAAATACTCCAATCGTATTATTTACACTGGCGTCTACAGGACCAGCTGTGACCGATATGTAGCTGTTACTACTATCACTCTGAACAATTGATTGTGATATGATTGAGGTGTTCGCATTCAAGGGCTGAATGTTATTTAAACTTATTTCAACTGTTGTACTGAAAACAAAAGACAAATCTATATAACTGATATCCGTTGTACCACCACCACTTACCTGACCACTTGTGATTGTCAGCGTTGGTGGATCGGATGAAACCGGTGAAGTTGAAATAATCTGCGAACCAAAAATGATTTTATTAATATCTGTTGCTTGATACACATCATTCGAATGCCACTTACCATCACCGCTATTCGGATTATCTATGGCACCACCATTATTGCTACTTAATAAGAAAATACCTTCCCCTTCTACGACAGTTGTATATTCAACGCCACCAATTGCAACAATTGCGAAATCTCCAATGTTCGCTAACGGAATATACGTTGCTGATGGTTTGGTGGGATCTTCAATTAATGCGCTCATATCAACCGGCTCGGTTTGATTTGATTTTACCATGACAACTTCTTCCACATCCGCAATTTCTGCTTCAGCAGAAGCAGACACGGCAACCGACGATTTGTCAATTGTCAATGTTGTTACACTCTCCGATGCTGTTGCAAAAATCTGATCTATCAATTTTGTAAATACCTTACGATTCTTGATTTTTATTGCTGGAGGAAATGTAATCTTCGGGGGTCTCACAAATATAGCCTCTCCATTTGTTTGTTCGCTACTATCATTTTCCGCAACCGCAAATGGACTCGCCGTGTCTGGAATTGTAAATGCTGCTGAAATTACCAAATCAATTTCAGATGAACTCAACTTCTCTTCTTGCGGAATTTCAGGATCATCTTCAAACAAGTCTACAATCGCCGATGATTCTAGTTTTCTCGAAAAGAAAATGTATGAATAACCAAAATCATTTGATTTCGCATTGGCATTTCCCGCACGATCAACGACCGAATTTGCATTCAAACATATGTTGATAGAACAATCGGTCGTATCGTCCAACGGCTGAATCGTCAGAGTGTACGAAGACCCCGAACTATCTTCCAATCCACCTTCATTTGCCAAGTCAGAAACAACACCATTTGAAACATCAAAATCAGATAACCTTAATCCATCAATATGTTCACTGCTATTGAGCGTCAAAACTAAACTGGTCAATGTACTTGATGCGTCTTGAGTTACTAAACTTGAACCAATTGTTATTGATGGTGCCACCGAATCATAATTCCACTCAAAATTATATGACACATCGTTGTAATGATTGCCGTTATCTACTACATGCGCGTTACCTTGTGGTAATGTTAGTCTAATAAGATCGTCCGACACCACTGAAGGGTCAACTGTAACTTGATATGTTGTTCCTGAACCACTGAATGATGATATTGTGCCATTGTATATACTTAGACTATTTTGATCAAATATAACATTTTCTTGGTTGAATGTTAATGTAAAATCTATCGATGAAATGTTTGTATAATCTCCTTCATTTATTTGAGAACTCTTTATAACCAATTTCGGGATTGGTGGATTATATGTCCATGTAAACGTGTTAGATTCTATATTTGATTCGCCTTGCGTTGTTTCAACCGCTCCACCAACAATAAACGCAGTTGTTGGAACCCCTTGCGTGTTACTTGTGATATTGAACGTTTTAGCCGAACTATCCACATTGCTTATAGTACCATTTTGGTAAGAAATGTCAGCCTCCACGAAATCAACGATTGCTGCTGTGGTTGCCAATGATATTGTAATTGAATCATTTGTAAATGTACCATTATTTGCAACATTACTTGAAGATAACGTTGTTAACAAGTCATTACTATCAAATATCCAATCAAACTCATTTGAATCGGTCGTATTTTGATTACCTGCACTATCCGTTATTGAATTGGAAAATACATAAACAGAAACTGTATCATTTTGCGTTGGATATAATTTTGCGGTATAAGATTCTTTCTTACTTATTTCGCCCTTAAATCCCATTAACCCATGATCTCCGCACTGATAATACAGAAGAGATGGGGTTGTTTCATCAATTGTAATCGTTGTTGTTGCTCCGCTTGTACCTCGGCTGTCCGTATACACAACGCCACTGGTATAAAGCACATCTTTTTCGGCAGTTGTATAAAATTTCAACGGATGTGTTGAATAGGTAGAATCAGATTGATAGAATGTATATGTTTGACCTACAATAAAATCTATTATTGGAGATTCTACACCGTTCAAGAAATACCCGGCTGAACTTCCGCTACCATTATATGGATGAGATGCTGTCTTAGTTGCAACAGTAACATTGAAAGTAGTAGTATGATTCACAAATGTGTTGGTTTTTGTCATTGGTCCGAAACTACCATTTGCCAAATCAACATCATCGTTTAACACAAAGTCGTCCACCGGTTTACTTAATGTGAAATAAACATTAATATAAGGGTCCGATGAAGATGCACCATTTGCTATATCCGGTGAAAAGATTTCCACCGTTGGAGGCACGTTATCATAATTCCAACTGAATGAAACGCTGTTTTCATTGCCATTACCATATTGCTCGGTATAAGCATTTACAGGGACTGTAATATCTATATTTGAGACGCTGTTTGGTGTTACCCTTACTGAATACTCTGTTGCGGAAATTGCTGTGAAGTTGGATAGACTCGCATCGCCTGTAACCGTGATTGAGCTTTCTGTAAAATCACTTGTATCTATTGTTGAAATAAAAGACAAATCTACGAAAGCCACATTATTTGTTAATCCAGACGCCTGCGAACTTGTCATACTAATTTGTGGTTTGGTATTGTCGTAGTTCCAGTTAAAAGATAAATTGTTTGCGCCGGTCACATATTTTTGAAGCCCGCGTCCGCTAGTAATGAATTTATCAGTCTTTACTTGAACAGATGCTGTTGTTGGAAAGAACGTTTCAACTTTGACCGTAAAAGTTGTAAAGGTTGTATCTGACGAAATATTTGCGATCTTACAATTTGTTGTATCGAAATAACTCTTATTGAAGTTGAAAATACTTTCTGAAAATGTAAATTGTAACCACAATTCATTTTCGTTAATATAGTCCCCGGCACTAATAACATTGCCATTTGCGTCATTAACCATGAGAGAACTTATTGTCAAATCCGCCGAATCATACTTCCATGTAAATACATTACTTACATTATTCGTATTTACTGTATAAATATTATTGAATGTTCGTGATACTATATTTTGCGGGATAAATACACTCGTTGATTCAGCAATTGAAGAAGAACCTAACTTAAATGCAATTTGACTTTGAGAGATTACAGAAATATCAAACACATAACCATTTTCTGCCGAAACATCAAACTGAGAAAAAGTAGACGCCACGCTATTTCCATGAAGAACCTCACCACTAAATTCTAACAACATATTTACATCTTGTCCGCCGAAGTTCCCACCATGACTCACATCGCTACTGGTAATTGTTATTTCAGGGGGCGTTACAGTGAAACTCCACGTCCATTCGAATACATTACTGGCTTCGTTGAAATCTGTGGATGTTTCTGTATTTGAAACGGTGTCTTGTAATATGTAAACACTGCTTGGTTGCGAAACGCTTTCCGATTTGAAAACAAATGTATAATAATTATTTGATTCCTTTGTAAAATTAGAAACAACGCCATTGGAAAAAGACAAATCGGCTTGCGCCACATTCAAATTATTTGATGAAACATATATTGTCATTGAAACTGTTCCAAGATTTTGTGATTCTCCGTGGTTCAAATCCGGACTTTCACTTGCAAATGTGATTGTCGGGCGAGTTGGGGTAGTTGATGTATCACTTGCTCCCGAATTCAACGCAGTCCATTCAAACTTATTACTGGCCTTGTTGTGCTCTCGTGTCCACCACGACGGAACAGGATCTTGTTGTTCAAAAGCATCACTCACATCATTATTATATATAGTATCTTGTTCTATAAACAAAGAGCCAACATTTGATTGTTTATTGTAATCCGATGTATAAGTCAAGTCCCAAGTTGTCGGCGAACTTTGCGAAAACGATGTAATTGTACCATTTGTCGTAATGATGTCGGATGATGAGATATTACCATCCAAACCATCATTGCTTGCGGTCAATGTTAAATCTAATGTTGATTGGTCGAGAGAAGAACCGGACGCAACTTCGGGTGATGGAGAACTGAATGTCAACGTTGGTCGAGTAACTGGGATCAACATCGTGTTTGAAAAGTCATTATCATTAAATTTAGAATTAATTGCATACAAATGACGCATTTCATATGATGTTAGCGCCTTATTGTAAATACGAATATTTTTCATTAATCCGGAAAATCCACGGTTTGCCGCATAACCATAACCAAATAATTGATGTTGGCGTTTTCCACCCACGATTGCGCGCGAAACTGGTAACGCATTGGACCGATATTTATTGACGTAATCTACCACTTCGCCATTGATGTAGAACCGTTTTACTTGTCCTTCTTTTACTGTGATTGCCATGTGGGTGTATTTTACGATAGAAGATGATGATATATCTTGAATAGAAGGCTCCAAACCCGCCTCCGAAATCGCCATTCCATTATCATCTGGCGAACCATAGTAAAACCACGCACCAGGAGTCGTGCCATCGCGGAAAATGTGAATATCTGTACTGTTGGTGGAAGTATCTAAATAATTACTATCGCTGAAGTTGACTAATTGGTCATTGCCATATTGGTTTCCACTTCTCATGGCATACATTAAAGAAATTGTTAAATCGCCGCCTCGTATTACATCTTCGTCAATAGACAAATAACCATTTTCGGAAATATCGTATTCGTTTTTGGAGGCATCGTAAGTCACCGCATATGTTGTATTAGTTATATTTACTACTACAGTTTGAAGACCGTATTGTTGTGAAGTTACATTTGTTCTATTATTGTAAACAGTCAGATTTACCTCTGAATAAGTGCTTGTAGATATATACCCTTGTCCCAGGGTTTTAATTCCAATGTTTCCACCCACGTCAACTGCTTCAACAAGTATCATCTTATGATTATTGTCAGTGTAATAAATTATCCACTGATATGTATCTGGAACTTTGTATACGCCTGTAAAGGCTGCAGTTGACTGATAATCGCCTTGAACATAACCCTCGCTTATATCAATACTATCTAAACTTGTCGCATCTGGTATATCTACAACAGTATTATTTGCTGCTATACTCGCTATTGATTGACTACTAGACGTCTGTGTATGCCCATTCAAAGTCACAGGGATTTCAATATGAGAACCGGTACTTGTAATCATCGCAATTGTTTGGTCTTGTAATGGTGGCATCAAATCCATTTCCACATCAGTTTTCATAAATTCAAATACATTACTCGCGTGATTATTGTTTGTTGTAAACCAAGATGGTTTATCAGTCATATTATTGATTGTGTTATCAAATAACGAACTTTCTGAGATTGATAATGTGCTTTCCACGTTTGAACTTGCTGGCGTAAAATCAAAACTCCAAGTATTCGTCGTATTGTTTGTAAAATTGCTGATAGTTCCATTTACAACGGTTATGTCACTTGAAGTAATATTAAGCGAAGAGTCCGGTGTTGCTGTAATCTCCATCGAAATGCTCGTCGTCTCTGTGTGATCCCCCGAACTAATATCACTTGAACTAATTACAAGATTTGGCACGACTTGCGAAACGAAATTTTCATTATCTATGTATTCATTTGTTATCATATTTGTGTAAATTGTTGACACTTGACTTTGCGAAAGGACGCTGTCGTAAAAACGAACATTCTTCAAGTAACCTTTGAAGGCACTTGATTCACTTGAACCGGCTAACGGACCTTTACCGAGCAATTGAAGTGGTTGAGATACTCCGCTAATGAGTGCGCCATTATTTGCCGACAAATTGCCACTCTTTTCAAGGACACCATTGACATACATTTTAAATCCATTTGTTTCATCGAGCGTCGAATCTTCGTTCATGGTTATGGCGACGTGTGTGTAATTTGAACTGTTGTCGAATGTTGCTGATGGAACTTCCTTGATACTTGTGTCGTCTTCTTTGTAGAAAATGGATGCTTGGTCGTTTGGCGACGAATATATCGCAAAATCATTGGTGTCGTGGGCGTTTTGATTGAGTGGACTTGGGTATGGATGTCCGATGTATGTGATTGTATTTCTGATTGGTGGAGGTTGAGAATGTATTTTTATAATTATAATACCGCTACCACCAGAGCCTGCAGGATGATACGCTAAACCTGACCCATCGTTGTATTTTTGTCTATCGGACCAACCACCGCCACCAGAACCGGTTCCATCTAGACCACTCGTTGGAATACCCCGCTCATAGAACTGACTTCCAACATCGACGCCCCAATAAACATTTTGTCCATTATTTGCATCATAAACTACACCATCACCGCCTATACCGCTACCTCCTTTGCCATAATTCACATCTGATGCGTAAGTCACGACAACATGATGAGAATACTGTGCTCCACCTCCACCAGCAGCCACAATAATTCCTCCACAAATGTCAACATAAACACCATCATCGCCATCGTGTCCGGCATAAACGCTTCCATCGTCATTTGCTGGACCCATACCGCCACCGCCTCCACCACTTGACCATCTTACTAATGATCCAGTACCTTTTGATTGGTAAGTTGAACCAGTTGAACCACCCTGTATATATGTTTGTGAAGACGCATCATAAAAAGTATTACCTTGAGTAGAACTTCCGCTTGGTGGTGGATTCTCATAATATGTTCCATCTCCGGCATTCCAAGCTGCCCCACCAGGTCCGCCACCTGAGCCACCATTATTACCTACTCCAGTTGGATTTATTGTAATATCTGTTACTGAACCACCACCACCACCCAATCCCTTTAATTCTTGCGCTACACCCCCCATATCCATAGATAAAATGTTTCCATTTGAATCTGATATATAACTATCTTGGCCATTATTTGCTACCACATATCCATCAGAATACAATTGTCCTTGTCCGCCTGCGCCTACAAAAATATTATATGTTCCCGCACTCATAGTCTGATTTACTGTGTAAACAACACCACCAGCACCGCCACCACCGCCTTTAATGTGACCTCCCGCACCACCACCACCAACAATCAAAATATCAACAGTAACGTCTTCTGTTAATGTAAAAGAACTGCTTTCATTGAAAGTGTGTACGATACCATCGCTTACTGTTTCCAAAACAGGTTGCTCGCCACCCGACTTATACATAAACGACATGGACATCGCATGTTCGCCGAATAATTGTCCTTCAATCGAAGCATATCCGCTCAAATCACCCGGGAAATAATATTCATTTGCAAAACGATTGTATGTTGCGTCGCCGTGTAAAGTGACACTTCGTTCTTCTTGAACTCCGCCCGATTTGACAAACGGGATTGTTTGGGATCTTACCGGATTAATTGTGGTATCTTTTGTCAGTTCCGAAAGTGAAAGATCTATTGGCGTATATTTTATTTCAAAGTCAACGTTTGATGTGATGGTGTTTGTGGAGAGGTCTATCACGATGTTTGTGGATATCGGTTCACTTACAGCAGGCTTATCCACCACAACATTGTAAACGCCCGAATCTAAGCTGACGATTTGCGATGAATCATCCGTAGATTGTCCATAATCCGCGGGTGCTGTATAATCTGAAGCTGATGGCAAAGAAAAATATACACCTCCATCAAAATACCATATTTTTACAATATCAATATATAAATTTACACTTTCCCAAGCATTAAATCCAATATATCGTTTTGAACGTCCATCGCCTGTTGCATCAATATCTGAAACTAGCGCCCATTCTTCACTAATTTCAATTGGACCATTACCTATATAAGTTGAGCGACCTTGATTAAGTATTAATGTTTGGTTTCCGTAACCTGGAGTAGACCGAACCAATGTATACATAGTTGTCAAACGTGGACTATTGGATGGACTTGACAAACTATCATTACTACCTCCTACTGTGTAAAAAATTAGTTGTGAAGTGTGTTTATTAGTATATGTAGTTCCATCATTCAATGTACCACTATTTGTAGTCATATTACTTTGAGATGATGACAATACTAATCTTGTAATATTTTCCCCTCCTGGGCCTTCTCCGCTAATAATTGTTTTAGATAAAACGCCTTTGGCAGTATCTCCTAACCATGAGGACGTAGTTAAGTCAGTTGAAGATGTACCGGTTATTTCATTTGCGTAAGAAGCAAGTCCGGTTTCAATGTCAGATAATGAAATATTAGACGATACAGGTGCTGCCGCCGGCGCCACATATTCCTTAATTTCCGCCACACTAATATCGTAATTCAAATAGGCGGTCGTGCTTTCTGTGAATACTATTTTCTCTTGTGTCGACGCCAGCGCTTCGCCACTGTTGTAATTGAAAAATTTGGTGGTGAAATCGTCGGTGCCCGAGGAAACCGCCGGAAGATTTTCATCGGATGGAGTTGGTATATTTGTACCCAATTGAATATCAAGTTCTTTGATACTTTCTTTGAAATACAAATTAATCATGTTTACATCAACAACCGGACTTTCCAAAATCCAGTCACCCTCAAACATGGTGTGACCTGTATTATTTTCAGATGATCGGATTACCAAAGAAGACAAATTGGACGAGATAGTATCAATGACATATTTCCAGTTGGGATTTGAATATATTTTACACATCATCAAATCAAAATGCTTGACTTTGAGTTCGCCATCAAGAAATAAAACAAAATCTTGGAATTTGCTCCATGTATTCAAACTAGGATCGTCCATCATCGGATATTTTACAATGCTCGTTTCCTCGCCGACAAAATTGTAGGTTTTGCTTCTGGAATCATTATCTTGGAACAGGGCAACATTACTAATTTGAACACCATTCAACTCATTTATTCTAAGCAAACCGTCTTTGATATCTTGGTAAGTATTTTGTTTATCAAAAGTAAGCAATAATGTGTTCGGCAAAAGGCATCCCCTCACATCCGACAAATGTTCGAACAATTCTCTGTCATACAAAATTACATTGGTGATGACATTTTGCTTCATAAATTTGTCTATCTCTGGACCATCACTTGACAAATATGTCGCCATATTGATATCATTGTTGTATTGAATGCTTTTGTTAATGTGACTTGTATTTGAAATAAACAAGTCGTCGTGGTATGATTCGTTATTGCTTATATCTGTCATTAATTGAGAGTCTTTGAAAAGACTTTGTGATAGATCTATTATGTTACCTTCTTCATCAAAATCTACTATTTTATCGCTTAATTCAAACAAATTATCGGCGATGTCTGATGATGTGATAAATGTCAGATTGAAATTGACAAGTGTGGATACATAGTAATCATTGTGTAGGAAATGGCAAAAAAGATTGTAATTTGTATTGTAAGTATCCGAAATGTTGAATATTTCAAAATTAATAATATTCACATCCATATTGTCATAAACGTTCATATTGAAATACTCAATAAATGTCTCATTAACCTGGAGAACAAAGTGATTCTGTAATTGGTCAACATTTTCAGTATTATTTGTCGTTAATTGATTGACAACTTCTAGTAACTCTTGGTCAATATTGGCGCTTATATGATTACTGAACATTAGCGCAGGATTACTAACATTTGGATTCAACCAAATCGCAACATTCACCTTATTTATTTTGTCTTTATTTTCTCCACAGTACTTGTCGAGTATATGATTCATTCTAGATTTGAATTCTGCCATGGTATCAGTAATATGAATAAATTCCAAAATGGTGTTGCTATTCAAAGACTCTATGAAATCTCCCGTCAGATCATAGTCAGCGTCACTTGCATAACAATACAACGGAATAATGGAAACATTCAACGTACCGCTCTCAAAATCAATGCTGGGAACGTGACTATCGTATATTTGTAAATTTCGTGGTTTTAATAGTTTGGTATTCAAAAACCCAATATTTGAATTGTTAATATTGAAATACTTGTCCAGTAAGACTTTATTTTCATCGTTATAAAATGTTGTCATCATTGCGTGTAGCCAATTGTTACTCTTGTAAATGGTCTCCTTGTCTTCTTCGCCGACTTTCAAGTAGTTGATAGTGCGGTCTTCCACATCTTTTGTCACTTCTTGAATTTTGTCAAAAATAACTGCGTGCTCTTTCGGAAAACATAAATGGTCAATATCTATGAAATCAATATTTCGGATTTCAGTTGTCTTTGCGATGTCGGCGACCAATTTACCCATAAAGTTCCAGGACTCGAGCGCATCTGGTTTGCTTTCTACATTAGAGATCACGTGCAACTCATTATTATATTTTGAAGAATGCAATGGTGTTTTCATTTGCTCAAAATTCATGAAACATAGGTCTTCAAAATTGACAGTGGATGTTTCCAAGTGACTGCGGATCAATGTTAGTAATTTATCAACCAACAAATTCTTATTCTCTACAATGAATCCTTGACTGTAGTTGTAATAAGTGATGATAACATCGTCTCCTTTTAAACTGTTCAAAAGGGATTTCATGTCGTCAGACACATTGACGTCGGCGATTAATAACTTACTAATCATTTTATAAATAATCAATATTATATATTTTGTTTAATACATTTAACAAAAATATTGATTTCACAAAAATCCATATAACAAAAAATGGAGAAATAAAAAAAAATATTTTTGAAATTCTGTGAAAGTTGTTTATCTCTCTCCCCCCCCCTCATAAAAAATTTTCGAAATGTAGCCTAAATACTTGAAACTTTTTCCAAGTTATGGTAACAATTCAATAAATAACAATATAAATTATGTTATCATATACTGTAAGGAAAATATATGTAAATGAAAAAGTTTCAAAAAGTTTCAAAAAGTTTCAAAAAGTTTCAAAAAGTTTCAAATTTCACACTTTTTTACCTTACTGAAACCAATGTGCCGAATAAAAAAGTTTCAAATCATTTGACTGTTTTAAGATAACAAACCCCAAACATCATAGTTTTTGTTAGCCATTTTTAGCCATTTTTTCGAAACCTAAAATAACACGACAAAAGATATAAAATATTTATTAATTAATTATTTTCATTACCATAAAAGACACGTTTTAAAAACACGTTGAAATTTAGCCATTTTTAGCCATTTTTTATTTTTTTTAAATGGTACCATAAATGATGAGGATAATTATAATATGTAAAATATATTCTCATTAATATGCTGTAAAATATTTTTTGAACAAAAAGTTTCAAAAAGTTTCAAAAAGTTTCAAAAAGTTTCAAAAAGTTTCAAAAAGAAGTTAAATAATAAAAAATAGTTGTTATATATATGAGTTTATATTACTGTAATTGCTGTAATTATGATGCGAAAGTTAAGAGTAGTTACACAAAACACATTAATACGGTGAAACATAAAAAAAAGTTAGCCGAATTTAGCCAAAAATTAGCCGATATTAGCAATATGAAAATAGACGAAGAATCCAAAAAAAGTTCGGAAATTTGTATGGATGTAAAATGTAATTTACCAACAACCAAAATGTTTGAATGTAAATATTGCGACAAAGTGTTCAAACACCATTCATCTTTGAGTAAGCATATAAAATATTCATGTAAACATAACAAAGATGAAGATCTGAAAGAACTCGCACGATTATTGAACGAAACTATAAAAGACAAAGATCAAGAATTGCGAAAAATGCAAAAACAAATTGACAAGTTGACCAATAAATTACAAATTCAAAATATCAATCATAATATTACACAGTACAATCTTACCAATGTAAATAATGTATATTTGTTGAACTACAATAACACTGATTATAGTCACCTAACAGAACGCGATTATATAAGTTGCATCAACGACTGTAATCATTGTATCAAAACATTGATAGAAAAGGTACATTTTAATATTGAAAAGCCCGAGAATATGAATATTTATATATCATCAATAAAAGGTAAATATGTGATGGTATACAAGGACGATTCCTGGCAAATTCAAAATAAAAAGGATCAAGTAGATGACATGTATAATTATAACGAAGTTGTATTGGAAAATTGGTATGATGAATATAAACAAACATATCCACATATTATTCAATCATTCCAGAGGTATTTGAAAAATAAAGATGAAAGTGATATTATCAATTCGATGAAAGACGATATATTAGTCATGTTATATAATAAAAGGCGACAAATGGGTCAATTGTTGACTCATTCTTAAATGCGATGATAGCAGAACCGAATATTATTGGAAATGTTAGATTCTGTTGATTGTTTTGCCTCTTTTTTTTCAAACGTCTTGATAGTGATGTCATCTTTCGAACAATGTGCAATATAGTGGCAAAAAATGACTAATTCGCGTTCACTTTTTTTAATATTGAAAAAATTATTTTGTTCAAAATTGAACCATTGTATCATTCTTGTTTGATGGATAAACAATAAACTTGTTGTGATATAGTAGCAAAATAAGTCACCCTCGTCTTTGTATTTGTCTTGTGACAATTGTAATTGATTTGTTTCGGGATTTTTTTCGGGATTTATTTCTTGTTTTTTGTGTAATATATCTTGGTATTTCAATCCAAAATGGCTCAATATTTTATGTGCCTGCGAAACTGAAAACATTTGCTCTTTATGAGTCATCTTTCTGAATTCTTTCTTGAATGAATCCAACTCTTTGACATTTTTGTCGAAATACAGAAACACCGCTACGTTAAACAATCTTGCGCAGAACTCTACGATAGAATTTCCAATGAGAAATGGATCATCAATGCGAAAACTGTTCGACAATATATTCCTGAAGTTTATTTTGTCATCCTCCAAATCTATCGTGAACGCAAAAAAAAGTTCTTGAATCAGATATTTAAACCATTCTTCTTTACGATAAATACAAATGTAAATATTATCGCTAAAAATAGAGTATCCGCTCTTCGCGTGCTGTTTTTTGATTGGTGTTCCCGGAACTAATGGTAATGTTTTTTCGAGTCCAGTGAGATACAAATCTATTTTTAGCGATACTTTGTCTTTGAATCCCGTTTTATCGCATAGACAACAAACAATCGCCATTTTTATCAGATAAATATGATTGGAAAGGTCTTCGTAGTTTTTGGTATAGATATTGATATTAAATATAGTATTCTTGTATTCAAAACATATATTTTTAATATAATTGGTAAAAAAATTAATGTAGTTCGCGGTATCCGCGTCGATAGATGAATTTTTCCTGCACGGTTTGTATTCAGTATTGTAATCCTTGGTTTCCTCATAGTAATTTTCCAATAAATTAATGTTCTTCTGGGAAATACAAATTTTGTCAAATAATTGTTGTGCTAACACGTTTAACTCGTCGTCATTTGTTTTGGACGGCATTGTCAAGCAAAAATAATATATTATTATAATAGTGGCTTTGTTTATATTTAGTTAATTATTTTTTATTATAATAATATTTGCTCCCGAATTGGAAATGTTTATTTTGATGAGTATTTCAATTTGGGTGGGGGGTTCGTGTTCAAGGTTATTTTTTTATTGATCGGAATATCATCACCTGACTCACTTCCTTTAGTCTCAAATTGTGGACTTTGAGGTTCTTCTGGCTCTTCTTCGGGTTCTTCTTCGGGTTCTTCTTCGGGTTCTTCTTTATCGTCTTGTATTTTTGCCGCAGCCGATTTCAAATATGCAAAACGCGTTGGATGTTGCGCCTCTTGTAAATTTTCATTAAGTTTTTCTTCAATGAGTTTGAGAATTTTGTCATTGGCTAAATCATCAAACGAATTGAATAGTTTGCCGTTGTATTGTAGCATGTTCAAATGCGTCTCTTCGTCTTCATTAGTTGTTTTGTGAATAAACATTACATCTTTTGGATCAAAACTGTTATAAATATCAAGTTTATTCATTTTTTCATAGTTCACATTTTCTTTATGTTTCAAAAAATGAAAGTCAAAATCTTCGTTTTCAATTATAATTATCTTTATTTCTGCCATTAACTCAAACATGATAAGATTATACACATCAAGAGCTACATCAGACTTCATCAGATTCTCATGAAGAAAATTTTCATTTGGAATAAAGGACGTTTTCCCATCTACCTTGCTTTTTTTGAAGCTGATTCTCAGATTCTTTTTGATGTTTTCTTTATCCACCTTTTCATTTGCCAACGAATACAGAAAAGATATGTATCTGTCGTATTTGTCTAAAACCCTTGGGGTCTTCTCAGGTTTATTTTTTTCAACGCGGGCTTGTAGTTGTTTGAGAAGCATTTTCTGTTGTTGAACATCTTCTTCAAATTCTGCTTCTATTCCTTTCAAAAGAATAACCGTTTTATTTGGAACAGTATCTTCTTTTTTGTACATGTATGGTTGTAATTTTTCAGTATCTTCATAATACTCGTCGAATAATATGAGTTGCTCTTTTTCAAAATCAAACTCACGATGATTCAATGACGCCATTATATTTGTGGCGACTTTTATTTCATAAATACCCAACTTACGAATTACCTTTTTCCCATATAAAAGGTAACATATGAAGTACCCCAAATTTTCGTCTTCTTTTTTCAACTTGCCCATTGATATTGAATATGGCTTACCAAAAATCTCAATATGGTGAATATCACTTTCTGTCATTTCGTCTTCTTCCTCTAGCAACATATCGTCAAATATATATTCGACATCATCGTGGATTCTTGATACAATTTGACTCATATAATATATCTAATTATAAAATATTAAATCAATATCAATCAATTTTAATTATAAACACGTTCAGATATATCTAACAGTTTGAAATATATTTTTTTGTTTTTTCCACGTCCTTGTGATTCCACGAGGCGTTTATGGTTAGATATAAAATCATCCCATTTTTTATCCTTGAAAAATGTGTTCCCCCCATCTTTGACGATGAGCGCAATATTTGCAACATATATTTCATTCAAGAGTAAATTATCATTGTTGTCAATCTCGGACAAACAATAATTCTGGAATGTGATAGCCAACTCCAATATGTCGGCACTTTTCAAAATATCCTGATTTGAACACTGAATTAGAAAGCTTGTAAAATTTTTCACACTTTCAACTTGCTTCACGTAGTCGCAATATTTGTCATAGTCTTCATTTGGAGACACATAAAGAATATTTTTAATATCTTTCACATGACTTGATATTTGATGTTCAAACACACTGACAAATTCATCCGTTATTTCAATAAACTTCTTGAAGAGTTTGGCATACAAATGACAAAAAAATGAATTATTTAAAATTACTCTGAAAAATGTGGCACATACCTTTTCTTTGTCTGAAATATTTTGTGAAATAAGGGAAAATATTTCATCACTCAGTTTATCGTAATTTTTCTCGGTAATTTTATTAAAATGTTTGAATAAGATTGCGATCACTTCTTCTTGTCTGCCAAGTGTAGTCGCTTTAATAGGTGGCACTTTTGAGATTTCCTTTCTTATGTTAAGTTTTTTTTTGACTTGTTCAAAATGTTTTTGCGAATATTCTGGCAATTTACACTCGGTTTTGTCCATTTCCATAGATTTTTGTATAAAGAATTCATATTGTAATATTTGCGAAGCCATGGAATATACATCATTATTATATAGAAATTTTTATATCAAAATAACCAATATCAAAATAAGTTAAAGTATTCAAAAATAAATGCGCGCTTAAATTAATAATGGACCAAAATTACATAGACTATTTACAAAAATATGAGTTTAAACATCCGATTGAATATAGCAAGCACAGAACATTAACAAACGTTGTTCAAGAAGATTTGGAGATCAATCCAGACGCGAGCAATAATATACTGAATCATATTTATAATCAAAGTGCGGAGAAGAAAAGTAAATGCAATTTATTGTTAGGTAAATGGTCGTCTCTGTATTCGTTAGATGAAAAATACTTGAAAGATTCTCAAAAAGTTCTGAAAAAATACAAATACCACGAAAATACTATGGATGATTTTATAGAAGAATATGTTGACTTTAAAAGACAACAGAATTTTTTATCAAAATATCAATATGTCCAGTTTCGCCGTTTTCAATATTTGAATACAATTGTACCCTTTCTCCAGGTATTAGCACTATACAATTTCTGCAGTCCACTATTTTCATTACTAGCTCCAATTTTAGGTATGATTATTCCATATTTCGTCCTTTATATAAAAGGATTACGGTTGGGATTTTCGCAGTATTTAAATATTGTCAAAAAAATAATAACAAATCAATATATCATTAAGGGTGTATTGAATTTCACCAAAAACTCTCTCCAGAGCAACTTGTATCTGGTAACTAGTATATTCTTCTATTTCATGTCAGTTTATAATAATATCATTTCTTGCTTTCAGTTTTACAAGAATACCGAATTTATGATTCGTTTTACCAAGAAATATCAGCACTTTTTGAATGAAGGTGAAGAGTTAATAGATACAATATATCAGAGCACTGGGAAAAGGAAGACGTTTCGCCAATTTAATGATGCCATGATAAATCACAAGGCAAACATTGCGAAAATGAAGATTCAATTGAACAACATTTGCGAATGTAAAGACAAAATGAGTAAATATGGTAAGATTGGATTTTTGTTAAAATGTAATTTTGATATATATCACGATTCTCAATACGACGAGACTGTTGGTTTTCTAATGTATCTAAATAACTATAATCACGACATGTACAATGCGTCTAGTTTGTTGAAAGAGAATCGTTTGAATGTTTGTAAATTCAAAAAAGATACGAAACCAATCATAAAGGGGGGGTATTACATTCCTCACATTGCCGAGTCAAATATTTCAAATGATATTGGTTTGAGAAAGAATTTGATTATTACTGGACCTAATGCGTCTGGAAAAACAACCCTAATTAAATCTACCATTTTAAATCTATTTTTATCTCAAAGCTTGGGATGTGGTTGTTACTCTAGCTGTCAAATGCCGTTGTATGATTATTACCATTCTTATTTGAATATACCGGACACCTCAAACCGCGACAGTCTGTTTCAGGCAGAGGCAAGAAGGTGTAAGGAAATTATTTTATTTATTGAGAAAAATAAGAATAAAAAACATTTTTGTATTTTTGATGAAATTTATAGCGGGACAAATCCGAGCGATGCTGTTTTATGTGCTACAATATATTTGAAAGGGTTGAATAAATACAAGACAAATGTAGACTATGTTTTGACCACACACTATATCAATCTATGTGAAAACTTTGAAGAAAACGAAAATGTAACAAATAAAAAAATGATGGTGAACCAAAACAAAGATGGTAAACTGGAGTATTGTTATAAATTAGTAAATGGTATATCTAAAATCAACGGTGGATATCAGATTTTAGAACAATTAGAATATCCGGAAGATTTATTGAAATAATATTTCGTTCAAAAATACATATAAATATAAATCAAAATTATAAAATAAAAGAACAATGTTATCAAATCTACTTGATATAACTGGTTTCTTTGTAAGCGTTTTGATCAATTTACTATTAATTGCACTCATTTGTTATTATTTCAAACGTAAGATTGACAATCTTGAATACTCTCAATCAGAACAAGCTAAAACGTTATATACGTTGATATCGCAACAAAACAATATGATGGCTGTAAATAATGAAAGCAACTCTATTGTAATGGGGGCAAACAATATAATGAGTGGATTAGATTTAACACAGTTGAATCAAAATAGTAGCGACGAAAACGATGATGATAATAATGATAATAATGATTCTGATACAACAAATGAAGAAAGTGGTTCGGAATGCGACGATGAATCGATATTAGAAGAAGAGTCAGAAACCGACGAACAAACGATTTCAGGCATGATTAATATGGTTCCTGTAGAAGAAGACTCTAAACAAATAGAGTACAGCAAACAATACGAAGGTGTTCAGGAAGGAGATATTGAACAATCTGAAAACATTTTTATGGGGCATCAAGAAACTTCAGAAGAACCAGAAAGTGTAGAAGAACCGGAAAGCGTGGAAGAACCAGAAAGTGTAGAAAACCAGATTGCCGAAGAACAACAAGTCGAAACAAATATTGATTCAACAGATGAAAATTATGAAAAAATGACTGTAAAAGAGTTAAAAAATGTTCTGGCTGGAAAGGGCGTTCATGCCAAAAGTTCAATGAACAAAAGTGACATTATCAGTATTTTGAAGGGTGCCTCAAATATTGCGTTAGAATTAGAAGACGGAGATGTACAACAAATAAAAATATAGTGAATCATTATAGACATGGAATCCAAAGCTCTACCAACAAATCAAGACTATCGCAAAGTTATGACGAAAACCGCGTTTGAAGTTATGAAAAGTAATCAACGCGCGTATAGTAAGCAGAGCAATCTTTATGTCCCAAATACTCTTCAAGTAAATGATACGAAAGTTACAATAAAAAAGTAAAAAATATATTTGATAAAATATTCATATAATAAATATTATTATTTAATAACTATTTAGTTTTATAAAATAATAATAATGTTGTTTTTGTCGATTGATGTCGGAATACGAAACTTAGCGTATCTTGTAATTTCTATAGAAGAGGGGGATGGCAAATCTTCTATCATTGATTGGAATATCATGGAACTATGTGAAAAAGATGAAAACGCGTGTAAGGTTGATAATGTTAAGATTGGAATACGGATGAATGAAGCCATGACGAAATTGTTGGAGAAATTTGTCTTTGACAAAATCATTATAGAGAATCAAATTGGTCAAAACGCCATCAAGATGAAATCAATTCAGAGCTTATTAATTATGTTTTTTGTAACTAAAAACTACAAACACGAACAAATTATAAATTACAACGCGGTTAACAAATTAAAACACTTTTTGGGTAAGAAGAAGACGACATATGCCGAGCGAAAGAAACTTAGTAAGGTAATTGCTGATAAAATATGCAGCAAGCAATATCCGGAATGGTTGATTTTCTTTCAAAAGAGTAAGAAAAAGGACGACTTGTCGGATTGTCTTTTACAGGTCCTGGATTATTCCATCAAAAACAGTCATCTGTCAACTTCAGTATATGAAGGTATAGATGAAGAAACAAAAGAATAAATGAAATTAGTTAAAGTTTAAAGATTAATATAAAAATATTAAATAAAATGAGTAGTGATGACAAGACAATTTCGTTGGATATCCAGGAGATCAATCTGGATGCTCTGTCAAATACGCCACGAGATTCATATAGCATAGACAAAAGTAATGACAACAATATTAGACCGGTAAGCTCTAGTCTCGGGGACGGTATAGAATTGCTCATGAACGAAAAAGTTAAAAACTCGCAAAATGGCGGCGGCGACTCAAGTAATAAATCAATGGAACAAGAACTGAACGATTTGAATGAATTGAATGCCATAAACATTGAACCCGAATTTTCAACAAACTCTACTGGCGGTGATTATAAGGCAAAGAATAGTTTTTTAAACAAACCTGCAGTTGAAATAGCAAAGGGGACGTCCAAGATGGATGAAAATATGGACTCGTGGGACGGTTTCAAAGATATCAATCAGATCAATATAGAGACCTCAAATGAAAAGTCTACAAAGTTAACCGAACAAGAATTACTGCGCAGAAAATTTGAATTGTTGCGAAAATTAGAGGCATTAGAAGAAAAAGGTGCAAATTTAAGCAAGAAATATTCTATGGACAATGATTTGGACGAGATGAAAGGAGAATACGAGTTCTTGATAAACGAAAAAGAAAAATCAAATTCTATGAAATTTCAAGGTAAAGTTCTTACCACGATGATCACGGGTCTTGAGTTTTTAAATAGCAAATTTGATCCATTTGATATTAAATTGGATGGGTGGTCAGAGCAAATAAATGAAAATGTTGATGATTATGATGAGATATTTGCGGAATTACATGAAAAGTATAAATCAAAAGCAAAAATGGCGCCCGAAATCAAGTTATTATTTCAATTAGCGTCTTCTGGTATTATGATCCATATGACCAATACAATGTTTAAATCGGCTTTGCCTGGCATGGATGATATTATGCGTCAAAATCCGGATTTGATGAGTCAGTTTACAAAGGCTGCAATGAGTTCGATGGAAGATAATCAACCCGGTCTAAGTAACTTTATGAATGATTTTGGTAGTCAAAATAGTCAAAACATGGCTACTCCGTCGCCGCAACAACAACCCAGAGATTCCCGTCCACGAATGCGACAAGAAATGAAAGGTCCTGAAACAGCCAATATTGACAACATATTGTCAAATTTAAACAAAGATAAAAATAAAAACATCAATGTTGATAACAATAGTACAATTTCTATGGATGAAATAAATTCATTATCTTCAGAAAATAAGCGTGGAAGGGGGAGAAGAAGTTCTGACAAAAATACTATATCTCTGGCAATATAATTAAATAGTATAGACCATATTAGTATATGTGAATAAGTACAACTAAAATGAATGTGAAAAGGAGATTTCAGATAGAGAATTTACCTAGCGAATTACAGAATAAAATTTGTTCATATTTATATTTTTCTAATAACATAAGTGGTAAAATAAAACAAGTCAATGAGACAATCAAAAACTATAGGAGCATTCATCTCGCAAGTTTGTCTTGTGACCACGAGATCGATTTAGAGTTGGTGAGTTATTTCATATTGAAATACTTTTTATACGACAAAAATAGGAGTGACAAATTGCAACTTGATTATAATATGCTTTCAAACTCTCGTAAATTACAACATGACGAATTGAAGCGTATATTCACTCGCCTTCGGTTAGTAGACATACTGAGGATATTGAAATACATACAACAAAACGGCGTTACATCGGAGTTCTATGATGACTAGTTTTTTATTCAGATAAATCCCATCATTTTCATACTAACCGTACGTGACGCGGTTTTAATAAATTCACCGACTTTTTTTTTTACAATTTTTTTACGCGTTGAACATTTGCCTTTTGTAGGTTTCATCGATTCTAAAAAATTTGTATTATTATTATTATCTAATAATCCGTCCTTGTCGTCTTTCTCTAAATATATCTGAACTACTGCTTTGTCCGCGACATGTTGTAAAAATTTGTTTATATCGCTCTCTTTAACGTCATTGATTTCTAATTGGGTGCGAATTGTACCTGTATCGTCACCTGACGATGAGATAAGTATTTGGGTTTTGTCATAATTGAAGCGTTTTATTCGGTAAGTGTTGTAAGTAGTACCATCTTTTTTACTAGAGTCACTATTTGTCAGCGACCCTTGTAGGTTTTTCACATTTTTGTAAAATATAGATCCTTTTTTGAATAATTCTTTCAATAACGATTCGATCGTTTCTTTCTTAATACGGGTTTGTTCTTCAGGTGGGGTGTCGTCATTGTAAGAATTTGTCAATATATTCTTTTTAAATTTGCGATCGTTCGCACAAAACATAAAGTAATTATTTAAGGATCTTTTATTTGTAAATGTATCAAAAAAATCTCTTCTGATATCGCCTTTGGTTTTTTTACGAGATTCTACATTGGTTGAAGTCCGAGGGTTAACTTGTGCGAGATATTTTTTGAAACTCTCCATTGTGAACTTGAAATTTTCCAAGTAGTAGATATTCTTTCGTTTCAGGTCGCGTAAAAAATTACTAATTTGAAGCTCCTTGTATCCGTCCTTTGTGGGTTGGACCTGAACAACTCCTTTCATTACACTTTCATAAATGTTTCGTTTTTTCTTGTAGATGGTTGCATTTTTTAGAAATTCTAAAGAAGTTACTCTCAAATATATTCCACCCTCGTTCGTAAGAACTGACAAAGGGCTGTTGTCGGAATTACCTGTTGGATTTATTTTCCAGTATATTTTAGATAACTCTTTACCTTTTTTGTACTGTTCTATTTTATCTTTTTCGCCATCATCAATTTTAAAATCAAAATGAAACTCTTCTATACTTTTCCGGGTGAATCTATATTTGACTGGTAGTCCTACATCAAAATCATCCGGACTAGTTTTGACTTTGGTTTTGAACATTATTTTTAATTTATGAACTCCTTCAATGTCTATGACTTCGCTAAGTTTGAATTCCGATAGAATTTCTCCGGACAATACTTCCTGAACAAGAAATGTCAAAAATTTATCTGTACCATCGACCATTTCATCAATTTGTTTTTTTGTTTTTTTTAAAACAATAGGTTGATGTACTTTTTCGGTTTCTACAAACTTTTGTTTTCCTTCTTGGATATTCTCTCTGAGTTTTAGCAATTCCTTGAACAAATGTTTGTTTAAATATTCAATATTTTTCGCTGATATTTTTCTTTCGTAAAACTTTAATGAAATCTTACTATCTGGTTCACAGAAGAAGCTTATATTTTTGAAGATTTGCAAGTCTTGTCCACCTTCATATAATCCTCCTTCCATTTTTTTTAGAAAGTCCTCCTTCAAATAATCTTGAAGTTTGACAAGTTCTTTTTTAATTTTTTTCACATATTCATCTTCACTGGTCTTTGCCTTCGGGTTTGGAAGAAGACATGGAAGGTAATAGATATTATCACGTGATCCCCCTTTTTCTATTAGTTTTATTAGATCGGTGTAAAATGTTTCGTACAATTCATGATTACGCAAAATTTTGTTATCTTTTGTAGGGTTGAATAGTTCAATACTCGATTCGTATATATTTTTATCATCATCGAAGAAAACAGGTATAACAAAAAGAGTATTTTTATTGCGTTCGCGTTCTTCGGCGAGTTTCGCCTCCCGCTCCCGGTTAGTGGACTCGTTGTCACTGGCATTGGTACTGGTACTGGCATTGGTACTGGTACTGGCATTGGTATCAGGTATAAAATATTCAAGTAATGTTTGAGTAGTTTTTAAATTGTTATTACGAAAAAAAAGATTAATCTCGTCGCTCGACGCAAGCTCGCCCTGAGCATCGTAAATGTCGTCAAATAACTCTTTGTAATATTTTTTTTTTTTCTCCGATTTAACATCTGATTTTAAAAGTTCATCTATTTTTGAGTTCATCAACAGATCGTAAAAAACACAATGATTTTTAACAATCTTTATATCTCGATTTGACTGCAATTTCAAATCAATTTGCGTTGATGGTGTTAATGGTGTAAATGATGACGTTTGTGCTAGTATTGCTGGTGTTGTTGCTGGTGTTGTTGCTGCTGAAGTTTCATCCGTATTTAATTTTTTTTTTGCCGATTCGACTCCAAATCTTAAATTTTGTATTGCCGAATTATTTTGTTTTTGTAAAAATTTTTTTCGCCAGCGTTTGTTTGTCGGAGTTTTTTTGCCGGGTGAAACAGGTTTGATCGGCATATAAACTATGAGTATAAAATTAAATAAAGTTTTCTTTATATAACCCTTTTGCTACGAACATATCCTCAACTTGACTTTTATTTTTTGTATTTTTATTTTTCCGCGCCTTTTTAAGTATGTGTATTGCGTCGTTTATCTCTTTTTGACTTATTTTCCCATCTCCATCTTCGTCCAGTTGTGAAACAATGTCTTTATATTTGTTAGGTATTACACAGTATTTACTATTATCGTTTAATAAATAGTCCGCAAAAACAATAAATACACACGTAAGTATGAGAGCGACGACAATGTCGCGCGTCCCCATCCATAAAATCGCAAATACAAGAATCTGACGCCCCAGAGTATATTTCACATAGTCTCCTTGCGATTTGCTGAGTTCAAGAGTGATGTATTTAGATCCTATGTTCATTATCAGCATGATAATTCCCGCAAAAAATTTACTATTGTTGAGGGCATATAAATGCTCTATAAATATATTGAAATTTGTATGTGGTTTCTTTTTCTCTCGTTTCATGATTGAATTATCTTATAATATTACAATATAAAATAAGGGATAAAAGATAAAAATTTAATCTCTTATTTTATTAAGTAAATGAGTAGTCTAGCATTTTCTGCCAGCCCAATTGATTTTGAAAAAAATGAAAAACTTTCCAATAAAATTAACACTGGGGCACAGAAGAAGCTCAGTACGGAATTTTTGAAAAAAATGACAAGTGGGCGCCCTGAAAATGAAGAAGATCTAATGGGTTCATCTCCCGATATTCAAAGTATACATAAAAATTTAGAGCAAAGTTTGAAAAGTGAAAATGAAAAGACACTTGGTGATTTTTACGCAAGTGAACTAGAAACTGATGTGAAGCAACAAATAGATAAAGTTAAATCGTCGCAAGACCTGTATCATAATGAGAGAGTGTCTACTGATTATTTGATTAGCAACAACTTGAATATGAGCAAGGTGTCTGGCGATCCGCGCAATAAAATTATAGGCAATGAAACACGCGACGAGCTACTGGATAAATTAAATTATATTATCAATTTGTTTGAAGACGAAAAAGAAATAAAGACAAATAAGAAGAATGACGAAATTGTGCTTTATTGTTTTTTAGGAATATTCGTGATTTATACATTGGACTCATTTGTGTCAATTGGTAAGTATAAACGTTAATGGCGTTGATGTTCATACTTTCTGAAATACAATTACTCCGCGACCAGCAACATTGCTTATTGTATTATAGTGTTTTACAAATGACAATCCACATTCTTGCGCAACATTTTTCAAGTATTCGTTCGAGTGGTAAGTAAGTTCGTGGCGATTTATTTTTTCTTCTTGATCAATCTTGATGTGTTCTGTAAAATAGAATTGTTTATCACTAATTTCCTTTATTTTGTCACTATATGTGTAGTTTATTTTTATGAATTTCCCGGTGTCTTTGTTTGTCAAATGTTGTTTCAAATTATTAATATTTTGGAATACATCAATGAATAAATACCCGCGGTTGCTGAGCCATTTTGATATGTTGTATATAGTGCCATTTAGATTCGCTGTGTAATATATTTCACTATCGATTAATGAAATATGAGTGAACTCATGTTCATTGAATATGTAGGAATTTGTTTCGTATTTGTCAATATATTGATAATCATTGTTTTTGTAACGGTATTTACATAAATCAATGATTGACTTTGATTTAGAAATCGTTGACATTGAGATGTTGTGTTTAAGAATCTCGTTGATGTGTCCACCATGTTTAATGCCAATACAAAGGTGATTGTTGTAGACACTATTGGAGTAATGTAAAATAATTTTGCAGAATCTTTCATAAAATTCAGAATTATAAAATAAGTCATCTAGCAAAAATACATAGAATTCATCAAATATAGTTTCTTGGGTAGTTCCCTTTTTCACTTTGTTTTCAAACGATTCGCATTCTTTTTGTACAAAGTTCAAGTAAATATAGATGATACCTAATACCAACAATAATATGGAAAAATTCATATAAAATATATATTTATTTTATATTTTTTCGGTTAACTATTTACATTATAATATGTGTTATTAAATATGACGCATGAAGTGGTAATACAAGATACACGAGACAAGTTTAAAATAACAAGTTTTTCTAACTTGAAAAAAAACGAATTGAGCAAAAAGTTGCAGAATTCGATATATTACAATAAGCGGGAAGAGGCATTTTTTTGGACGTGCGAAATGCTATGTTCCAATATGTTATTGGAAATATGGGATACATTTTTTATTCTTATGAGTAAGTATATACACATTCATAATCCAAAATTACCACTTTACATAGAAAAAAAGTATTCTGAATTTCGCGATATCATCGGTCAAGACGATACAATACAAAATGTGCGGAACAACAAAAAAATCCGTATCATATTCTGTTCTATCACTACAGTTTTGTCATGTTCAGATAAGTTGACTATTTTAGACCATTTGCAGAATAAATTTTTATTCAAAATAGAATCTCTATATGAGAATTTAAAGGCACCAAATACATCATTCGTTGATTTAGTATACAAGCCTGGCGATCCTGTCGAGTATTTAATCCCAATCAACGAGTTTGTATATCATCTTACAGTGTCAAAACAAAAAGTTGATATCATTTATTGGTTAAATTGGATCATTGAATATGATATTTTATGTAGAAAAAAGAAGAAAATAATTGGTTGCGTTTCACGAAGTCTATATGAAAATAAGAAAAAACTTTTAGAAACCAATATAATATGGATCGTGTGGGATTCTCTTTTTGCGGTTATGAACAAAGAAAGATGTTCTCAAAATTTGAAAAATATAGTGGAGAGTATATATAGTTTATTCACGGTCCGATATTGTGTGTCTACAAACAAAAAAAGAATTAGTTTAATATGTCACACAATTGAACTATTAGTGTTACATAAAGAATTGAAATATGACATTGCGATTTTGAAAAATAATGATGAAATCACGAACTTAGAAGAAAATATAAATGTTGTCATGGAGCAAATAAAAAAGCACGAAGTAAAGAGTGTGAAAAATGAAACAACTAGCAAAAATACTAAGATGGATATATATCACAATATTTATATGAATTTGTAAGGATAGATATTAACGTTTTTTGTTAGATTTTATCTCATAATTATATACGCATAATATAATTATGAAAGATACCATTCGGAATACAGTAAAGGAAGTATACAACACCAATGTCAATAATTTTGAGTCAAATGCGTCAGTTTCTTGGTCACCCTCTTTATTTGAGTCGCGTGTTTCTGAAACCAAAAAAGTTGTCGGCGACTACCCCAGGAATACAAATAGTGTGAATAATAATGTAAACTCGCAAATAAAAGATACAAATCATTCTTCCGCTAACCTTCTTTTCTTTCTGTTTTTGTTTATACTGTTACTTACCGCAGGAGCTTGTTACTATTACCGAAAAGATATCATGGCATATTTAAATAAAATATTCGGGGTGGAAAAGACTATATCCAAAGACGTTGTCAAAATAAAGGAGAACGATGAAGAGTTGAAAGAAACCAAAACCGTTACTGAGAAAAAAGACAAACTTGTAGAGAAGGATAAAATGACTATTAAAAAAGATGGAGAAATTGTTGTAGATAACAAGATTGTGAAAGAAAGTAAAAAAAAAGAGCAAAAAAAAGAAGAATCAAAGCCTAAAAATAATGGATTTGATAAAAGCAAATATTCGCAAAATCAGTTTGTAAGCAAGGATGATATGTATTGTTACATAGGACAAGACGACAATATGCGACAATGCATACAAGTATTTAAGGATGACGTATGTACATCGGGCGATATTTTTAATCGCATCGACGAATGTCTTGTCCCCCAAAAGAAATGAGTAATATTACTATAACTTTTCAATAAATGTCACATTTTGATCATAGAACAATAATGAATTATCACCTTTTACCCCTGAATTTATTGCCGGTTTTACACGTATTATATCCGATTCGCATGTGGAAGATACAACAGACGTATTTGAAAGTTTCCCCCTTCGCGATGAAGTCAACGCAGAGTAATGTGTTCTCTTGGTTATTGTACTATTTTTATTGTATTTTAAAACTTCTGCTTTTCGTCGCATTCTATATTGCTCATAAGATGTTTCGTTGAAGTTTGTCATTGGGTTTTCGGCGCGACCTATTGTATCCGGTACAACAACTTCGTCGCCGGTTTCTCTGGTTTTTAGAATACGCAAGCCCTGTAACGCAATAATAGACGCACTCGGATCCGTCAACATAGCTTCATCTACTGAAGCATTCGCATCGTATTCAATTTGAGAATAATCAATATCATCAAACACAACACTTGTTGTCATTTATATTACGAATAGTAAAAAATAAAAATAAAACGTGAATATAATTTTTATTTTTATAAAAATGTGAACTAAATTAAATGACCTCTATTTTGGATGATATTATTTTTTCCGATAATTCAAAGTCTTTTTTGTAATCATGAACGCACATATGGTTTTCAGGACAGCGATGTTTAATACAAAATATCTTCTCGCATTTTGTACATGTTATATTTATAACACATTTCTTTTTGCAAATATTACACTTATTTGATTTTTTCGTCACTTGTTTTGTTTCTTTCTCTTTTTCCATCTTGAATTATGAGGATAATGTTTTGTGGTGTTAAAAAAATATAGTCACCGAAATCAATTTTTTGTCAGTTCGCTGAGACCATGATCTGTCTTACCAGTAACAATATTGTCTCCTTCGAAAAGTTCCTTCTTGATTTCGTCCATAGACGCGTTTACGCCCAACTTCTTTTCTAGACTGTTACCCTCATCTGTTCCAACAAGTTCACCATCTTCATTAATTGTTTGCGTTAGTTTATTTCCGTGTTTTTTGGCCTTCTCCATATTTTCTGAAATTGCCTTGAGTTTAGATTCTTTAACCCGATTATCAAATTGCAACTTCGCTTGCTCTTCATTTTGATTCTTTTCATGCATAAGTTGGTTGAGCTCATTCTCAAGATATTCGACTCTTCCGGTTTTGTATGCGTCCGGGTGAAACGGAATCCAAATTCCGACCGGACCAACATACACATCGTGATTCGGATCAACCTGGCGCAACATCTTGCACCTCATTTCAGCCTCTTCTTGAGTTGGAAATACACCCCTCACCTTTAAGCCTCTCGTCGATGTCTGAAACGAGTGTTCCTTGTTGAACTGCGACTCGTATTTTTCTTCATTCTTGTCCATGAAAGTTTTGTAATCGTCTTGAATATTTTCATACATCGAATCTTTCTCAATTGTAGAAAACTCTTTGAGGTCGTTCATGATATCTTCCGCATTTAGCTGATACTTGTAAGATATATAATTTGAAAATTTTGTTAACAATTCGGCTTGTTTGTTGAAATTATATTGCTCGGTAAATTTTTCAAAAAAGTAAAGATTCTTATCCCTTAGTATCTTCTCAGGTGAAACAAAAGACAAGCAAGCAAACTTTTGTTCGGCGATCGCTTTATCTTCATCTAGCAAATCAATATGTTCTGACATTATCTATATTATAGAATAAAGTTATTTATATTTTTTTTCTATTTATATAATATAATATTATGATGTTGAACGTTCAAGAGGTTTTAAAAAGAGTTATTAAATATTTAGTAGAGGGTCTTATGGTAGCTATCGCGTGCTACGCAATTCCGAAGGCTTCACTTAAGTTGGATGAAATTGGTCTGATTGCCCTCACCGCCGCCGCAACATTCTCGGTTCTTGACACTTACATTCCGTCGATGGGAGAAAGTGCCAGAACCGGTGCCGGCTTCGGTATTGGCGCGAATCTAGTAAGATTCCCTCGCGGATTTTGAGTAAATCGTAATTGATTGATAATATAACGAATATTCATTATATTATCATCGTCTTAAACAAGATTGTAAATTTCAAAGAGTAGGGATAAAATCCCATCCTAGATCTTGACAAATATTTTTCCATATTTGATCTTGCTCTATTTTCTTTTGATCTTTCAGCATAGGGAAGTGTGGTAAATACTTCCGTTCATCAAGAAGTTCACATAGTTTGTATAGTGTATAATAGTAATTGAGGAAGTTTACACGGTCGCTTGGGCAGAATTTGGCATATGGAACTTGAATATCTATAAACAAATTACATAGCGTTTCTTCTAGCTGTTGACTCATAATTGGTGGCTTTATTCCCATTTTGTCTTTTATAAATGTTATATGTTCGTAATATTTGTTATATCCCAGTTTTTTAAGAATTTCTTTAGTCCGCTTGCTCGTGAGTTTATGTAACGTTATTCTTTCTTTTTTTATTTGATTTTTGACATCTTCAATTACACTGTTTGGTATATCAGTTGACTCTTTAGCTTGAAATTGTGCTAGTATCTCTTTGAAGTGATTTATGCGCCGATAGGCATAAAATGATATTTCTTTAGGAGGTTCTTTATATGCTGGTTTGTCATTGTGAATCAAATATTTATCAGTTGAAAAGCATTTATTACAAATCAATATGCCGTCATATATAGATTTTATAAGTTCGCCCTCGTTGCATACACTGCATATGTGACATTCGTCGGTAGTATTGTTATGATAATGATAATTTTCAATGTACATATCAAAATTGTTTTCTTTTAGATATTCTTTCATATTCCGACTACATTTGCTATGTGAAATGTATTCTTCTTTTTTTTTAGACTTACTAAAAAAATTATCCAATGCCTTTTTGGGATTATTGTTTTTTTCAATATTTTGCTTTGTAACAAAATAATCAAATAAATGTTCTGAATTGGAAAGTAGATACTCATTCATTTTTTTATGAGAAACACTCATTTTTTTATTCAGAACTTGTATCCTTTCTTTGTATTTTTTAATTTTGTCTTTTCTGCTACAGGCTTCTATTTTATTTTCAATGGATAATATTTTCATCCTAGATTTCTCTATAATCAAAGCTTCTTCTTCTCTAAACGAATTGATTTGATTTGAGAATAATTTGTCTAGTGTATAATTTGATTCAATTTCGGACATATAAGAACTTTTGTGTATTTCTTTTAAATATAAAATAAAAAATATAATCAAATGAATGAGATCGATCTAAGCAAACATTGTAAAAACAACAAAGATATCAGTAAAATGGTTTTCATTTTTAACGCAATTGAAGATGGTTGGACTGTTAAAAAAAAACAGAATAGTTATATATTTTCAAAGCATAAAAGTAAAGAGAAACAAGTATTTACCGAGGATTTTTTGAACAAATTTATAACAAAATATTTTAATTTAAATTGAAAAAAAAATTTTTTTTTTCTTTTAGTATAGTATAACAGAAAATCATGGGTGGTGGTTTAATGCAATTAGTGGCTTACGGCGCGCAGGATGTTTACTTGACTGGTAATCCGCAGATTACCTTCTGGAAAGTCACCTACAGGAGACACACTAACTTCGCTATGGAGTCGATTGAGCAGACTTTCAACGGTCAAGCCGATTTCGGACGCAGAGTTACATGCACCGTTTCGAGAAATGGTGACTTAGCTTACAGAACCTACCTACAGGTTACCCTTCCGGAGATTGGACAATCGCTCAACACTGCTGGTGATGTTTACGCCAGGTGGCTTGACTTCCCGGGTCACCAGCTTATTGAGAACGTTGAGGTTGAGATTGGTGGTCAGAGAATTGAGAAGCAATACGGTGACTGGATGCACATCTGGTGCCAGCTCACCATGGACAAGAACCAAGAGGCTGGTTACTACAAGATGGTTGGTAACACCACCCAACTCACATTCGTTACCGATCCGTCGTTCGCCGATGTTGACGGTCCGTGCGATTCGTCGGCGCCGAGACAAGTTTGCGCCCCGAGAAAGGCTCTTCCTGAGACCACTCTCTATGTCCCGCTTCAATTCTGGTTCTGCTCCAACCCGGGTCTTGCGCTTCCGCTCATTGCCCTCCAATACCACGAGGTCAAGATCAACCTTGACCTCCGCGCCATTGACGAGTGCCTTTTCGCTGTAAGTACTCTTGATGGAGGAAGTAGTGGCGATGTTAAGGTTTCGGGCGCTTACGCTCAGTCGCTCGTTTCGGCTTCGCTCTATGTTGACTACGTCTACCTTGACACTGACGAGAGACGCCGCATGGCCCAGAACCCGCACGAGTACCTTATCGAGCAGCTTCAGTTCACTGGCGCTGAGTCGGTTGGTTCGTCGTCTAACAAGGTCAGACTCAACTTCAACCACCCGTGTAAGGAGCTTGTCTGGGTTGTCCAACCGGATGCCAATGTTGACTACTGCGCCTCGCTCACTGCTGGCGAGACTCTTTACAAGGCTCTTGGCGCTCAGCCGTTCAACTACACCGATGCCGTTGATGCTCTTCCGAACTCTATTAAGGCGTTCGGTGGCCCGACCGGTGTTATGGGCGAGGAGGCGTTCATCACCAACGAGCTCTTCGAGACCGCGGGTGCCGCGGATGTTACTGCCGCCGGCACCGAGTTCACGGCCGATTGGAACCAAACCCAGTCCGGTGTTTCGTCGGGAGTTTCGGATGCGGGCACCTTCGTCCTCGCCGAGACCTCGCTCGACATGCACTGCTGGGGAGAGAATCCGGTTGTTACTGCCAAGTTACAGCTTAACGGACAGGACCGCTTCTCGGAGCGTGAGGGCACCTACTTCGACCAGGTTCAACCGTGGCAGCACCACTCGCGTGCTCCGGACACCGGCGTCAACGTTTACTCGTTCGCGCTCCGCCCGGAGGAGCACCAGCCGTCGGGCACCTGCAATATGTCGCGCATTGACAACGCCACCCTTCAGCTCGTTCTCTCGAACGCCACTGTTGAGGGCGTAAACACCGCCAAGGTGCGCGTCTACGCCAGAAACTACAATGTTCTTAGAATTATGAGTGGTATGGGCGGACTTGCATACTCCAATTAATTTTTTCATGGTTAGCACCCATTCCTAACATTCCCAATAAAACTCAAAATATCTTAAAAATAAGTTGATTGTTAAAATATGTTCATTAATATTCAAAAAAATAATAATGAACAAAGACGATTTTTCACATTTATAAAAAAAAATTGAATTGAGTTATTTGTAAACAAGTGTATGGAAAAATCTAAAAATGAGCATCCAACACCCACTTTACGGAAACGTTATGATGAACGCATGGCTACCAGTTTTGGCACACCGGAGAATCAAGAAAACAAAACAACACAAAATTACTGAATTTCCTTTGTATGAAATTATGTTTATAGAAAATGGTGATCCAGGTTTCATTATTCGGAATAAAAAGACAAAATATCCAATAAATTGCCATAGGACTCTGTTTTATTTAAGCGAAAACGGTAAACAATTTACATTTTCAATCCTCCACGTCGCATTACCATCCGCATTTCCAAACATTCCTCCCCTAGAATCAATCAATCATATAGACGATAATCGCAAAAACAATCATATTTTTAATTTAAGATGGTTATCATTAAGCGAAAATGGTAGGAAGGCACAAAAGATTTCAGTAAACGAAAGTAACAAAAATGGTGGCAGAAATGGTCGTTATACGATTATGAAACAACCAGACCCACAAGACAAAAATAACCGAGCAAAATCAACCACGATTGGTCTATTTCGTAGTGTAGACAAATGTGCCAAATTTATCATTGAAAATGTAGTTCAAAAAGACAATAAACCAGTATTAAAAACAGTGGCGTCAAAAATCAGAAGAGCGATTAAAATCCCCGAATATAAGGCATATGGATATTACTTCGACGCTTATGAGATTGAAGTTGAAAATGAAGAATGGAAGTATCATCCTAAATATACAGAAAATGAATTCTCGTCACACGGAAGAGCCAGAAATCGTTATGGACATATTGCTCAACAAAATAAAAGTGGCTCTCGTTATAAACAGATATGCATACATGGAAAACCAAAAAGCATCCACCGCCTAATTTGGGAAACATTTATGGGCGAAATCCCCGAAAATCTAGAAGTCATGCACGACGACGAAGCCCCAAGTAATGAAGACAATAGTTATCGAAATTGGTTGTGTGATTTGACACTGGGAACACATTCGCAAAATATGGTATCATTCCACGAAAGTAAAAATAAGATTATTTGTGAACAAAATAACAATGGTGGTTCAAGTTTTGCCGAAAATGTTCCCGAAACAACTTCAATCAACAACAGGACGTTTCCTAATAATCTATTGGGAGATTTGATGAGAAATGGTGTGCCAGGTATTCAATATATTCAAGCAAAGGGACGTTCAAGTAAGTATTTGTTGAGCCGACGGTTTTCAAAAAGCGGCAAAGATATGAGTTCTTCGGGTAGTTCAAAGAAATCAGATGAAGAAAAATTCTTGGAAATACTAAGAATTTATCAAGAACATTGTAAAGAAGAATGTCAAAAGAAAGATATTATGGAATTGGATTTAGGTGAGTTTGAAGTATTATCTAATCAGAATAGTTAACTCAACCAACATGTGTTGAGATACTTACATCATCTGATATTAAATTAATTAATTCTTTATGAGATGACTTGGACTCTATTAATTGATGCATACATTCTTTATATTCCCTATAAGTCATATTAATTCGTGGATGAACTTTGAATATAGCATTTCTTCTAGGAAATGATAATTTTTCTAATGTTTTGATACTCTCACTCGCAAATAGATAAAACTCATTGGCACCATTTTTTTTTAAAGCTTGCATTGGATTTATCATAGGTTCAAGTATAAGGATTTTACCCAACGATGATGCTATCCCCCATTCCGCGATACTCCGATAACAATTAAAATCATCATTTAAACGCAAACTAAATACGTGACATTTTTCTATCATTTCGTAGTTTCTTTTATTTACTATGTCTGAAATTTTAGTCAGATCTGTACCAGATAATATTTCAAGGTCACTTTCTTGCCAAGAACCATGACATAAACAAAGGGTTTCTCTATTCATTCGTTTCATGTCTAATATAGCACAAGGTCCTGTCACGTTTAATGTATTATTTACAACTTGGACACCAATGTCTTCTTGTAGATTAGTATATTTTTCATATTCTATGATATTCTCTGGATGTAACTCCATGTGACCCTCACTTCTCAAATAATCTAACGCCTGATCATCATCACCCGGCTTTACTACATATCGCCTTGTTAGAGTACAAGGAGCATACGAACACTCTGCCCCTGCTTCACACATTTTTCCAGCGAAGAACATATTTATCCTAAGTCCACATTTACATTGTGGACATTCATGAAGTTTTGATTTACATTCATTACAAATTAAATATGTGCAATCGTTTTCACAATAACACATTCCGTGATCATCTTCGCATACCATGCAAGCCATTTTGGTTATTTATATTATTCTTATAAGTGTGTTGATTTATTTCAATTTTATTTCAATAACACGGCAACTGAATTTGACGACCGATATATATTTATGATTTAAATAAAATAACACGTGTAATATATTAAGAATAAATTGGCAAAAGGACCTCACTCGAAGGCAATTAAAGAAAAACAAAAAAAGGAGATTTTGAAATAATTAAAAGTGTTTTAATATACTCAATCCCCAAACACCCCAACAACTTCCACATCCTCATTATATAAACTCTGAAACAAAACACGAATACCTCGAGGATTATCTTTGATATTAATTACTTTCAATTTCTCGTTGATATTTTCAAAACACAATTTTTTAATATTGGGTGAACTATTTGGTACATAACCTATCATTTTGTCTTTGTCTTTTATTTTTATCGCAGATGTATCATATGGATTGTTAGGTTCGTATTCCATTTCCAATATTGTATCATAGCCTATGATTTTAGCATTTTCTTCAAAATGACTAATTCCTGTGATTTTAAATGAACAGCCACCCACTTCATGCGACACGGGTCCCGGTGGCGCCGTATTTGCGCTCATTGGTACCGTTCTAAGAACCGATTGTCCGGAATAGCCACCACCGCCAAGACCACTACCATCGCCGCCCGATGGTTTACCCTTTTTATTTTCAAGTGATGCCAGTTTTTCGATTTTCAAGTTTTGAGAACATTCGGTTTAGTTATAGCCGCGTTCTCTTTCTCAAGTAGTTTATTGATAAGAGAAATTATACTATAAATTATTAAAAATAATATATATATACAATGGATGCGAAAATGAGAGAGACAGAGACAAAAAAACAACAACAAGATGCGGTGTGGTTCATTATTTCCATTACTGGGACAATCGCGACCATTATTACAGCATCCATTTTAATCATTCAGTTTAGTAAAAACTACAAAGACAAGGCACCAATACAACATGTTCTTTTTTTGATATCCGGTATTTCAATGCTTTCATTGGGAATATATTTGAATAGTATTGTCATTGAATATACAAACAAGAATGAAGAAGTGTATGGTAGATTTATCTTGATACCGCGAATTCTTTTGAAAATAAATATCACATTTGCGATTTATACAATATATACAATTATAAAAAGAGCAAGGATTCTTATTATGAAAAAGTGATATAATAAAAAGTTTAAATACAAAACATAATTAAATATATTTGTCTTTAAACAATAAATGAATATCATCAAGCGCTCTACCAAGTATATCAATATTAACAAGAAATACATATGTTCAATTATGAGCAAGGAACTGCTCAATTGTTGTATAGAACTGCCAAATATTCAACGTATCCGGGATCAGAGTAAAGTGGATGAAATTGTAAATTACCAAAGACAACAACTCTTGAATAATGGCCATTGCGATTTTCACGGAGTTATCAATATCCACCAGTGTCAAGAAACAAACCGTTGTTTTTTGGTAGACGGGCAACATCGTTTTGAGGCGTTGCGTAAACTGACCAATACACATAATATTCAAGTGTTTGTGGAAGTTGAACAAGTAAATAGCATGGAGCAATTAATAAATAATTATAATATCATCAATAAAAATACACCACTCCCCGAGTTCCCTGAATCAATCGACAAAAATATTCCGGAAGAAGTCGCACAGTTTTTTAAGAATAAATACCCAGATATGTGGTCAACTAGCAAAAACGCCCGCAGACCACACATCTACTTCAATTATTTTCAAGAAGCATTGGGGTTTTTAACGGAAAAGCTTAATATAAAAACCGCAGATGAATTAAAAGAAATAATAGAAGCTAAAAATATTGAGTTATCCGCGTGGACGATAGACAAATACCCCAATTCCAAATCTATCACCGAATCAATGATGATCAAATGTGCTCGTGAAAAGTTATATCTTGGGTTGTATGCACACGAATCGTACGATCATGCGTATCAATGGGTCAAAGATGTCGTCTTCATCAAAACCGGCGAAAGAATTACTAAACCTAGGAAACCAAGAAAGGCGAACATCAGAAAGTCGGTGAAAAGTTCAGTTTGGGACGAGTTTGTAGGGAAAGACAAACGGCGCGCGTTATGTATATGTTGTTGTGACAGAGAAATAGAAATGAATACATGTGTTTATGGACACATTGTATCAGAAAAAGATGGCGGAGAAGCAAATAATACTAATTTGTTGCCAATATGCGCACAGTGTAATGGGTCAATGGGAACACAAAACATGGGTGAATATGTTCAGCAATACTATCCCAATAATGTGAGTAATTTCAAAAATAAAAAATATATTTATCAAAAGACGCCTTCAAATTTTATTTTGAACTTTCTATAATTTCACTTGTAGATTGGACGAGTGGAGCGACCCGTCTTTTCTTGGAACTTAGTTGAGAAGTAAGTCTAATAAAACCATATTTTCCAGTGTTGGTGCGAAAATATTTCATTGACGAAGAAGTACCCCATTTTTTGAATACATTGAGAATACCTTCTTCCAAATTTTTTTGCGTTGAACTTCTCTCGGGCGTTTTGTTACGCAACCTTTTTTGTTTATAATATCTTCCACAAAAAACCTTTATGAAACTTCCATATGCGATCGACATTATTAATACAATACTTCCAGCAACCGGGTGAATGGTTATAGCAATCCCCCCACCAACAACTGTAAAAAAAGCAATAAATCCACTTGAAGAAAATTCACCAATTAACTCTTCTACGACACTCTGTTTGAATTCTTCATCATTCAACATGTGTGAAACTCTATCAAATGTCGGGTAAATTTTATTTTTTGGTATACTTATAAAATATTCTTTGAACATGGTGATTTTTTTACACGAGTACATGTTATATTAATATATTTATAATACTTAAATATATTTTATACTATATATTATCTATCATGGTAACAGACCGCGAACTTGAATCGTGTGATTACAAAAATTGCGAACAATTTATTCCAAGTATCGGTCGTGGTAAAATCGTGAAATGTTATGATGGGGATACTGTTACTATTGCGACTATCATGGATGGAAAGCGTGTTCGTTTTAACATTCGTATGTTGGGGTATGACTGCGCCGAAATCCGTTCAAAAGACCCACAAGAAAAGAAGGTTGCTCATTGGGCAAAAGAATATATTACAAATATGATTTTAGGGAAGATTGTGAATGTTGCCAAAAATGAAGGAACTGACAAATACGGGCGTCTATTGCTGGAACTAGACTATAACGGTCAAAATATCAACCATATCATGTTGGAGAAATGGGGTGTTTCTTATTTCGGCGGACATAAAAATGATATTGACTGGAATATGTGGGACGAAAATGGTAAAAAATAATATATAACAATTAATATATAACACCTCGTAATAATATGGATCAAAATATTTCTATGATCCGTTTTTTAATGTTTATTATTTTAGCACTAATCATATTTTTCAATATAGCGCCTCATGTAGTTGCGAATGATAATAATATCAATGATGGCGACAGTGGTGATAATACCGACAGTAGCGGAACCGACAGTGGCGACAATGATACAAGCGCTGGTAAATATTGTTTAGTAGACGGAGAAAGTCATGCGGACAAGGAATGTGAGAAAATTTCTAATGGAGAAACGTGTCAAAACGAGTTTACTTCGCTACAACAGTGTCAAGAATGGAAAAGTTCTCTTGAGTATGATACTGTCGCGGACGAAGATGGTTCTTTAAATTATGTATATAAAACAGATGATATTGATAAACAAACAATCATGACATCCGATGATATGATATTTTGTTTGAAAAATGACAAAGAATGTAAGGAAATGAAATTCAGCGACTGTCATGACATTCACATTGGGACATACTTGGACGAAGATAATTGTAATGAAGCGAAGGAAACTCTTGAAGGTGCTGCTGATAGCGCTAGCTCGTAAATATTAGCAACTACCTTCACTTCCAAAAGTAATATTCAAATACTTCAAATGATCGCTTGTGCTGGTACATGAGAGTGGGTAGCAACTATTGCTACATTCTTCATCTTCTTTCAAATTTAAATCATTACATATTTTGTAATATGTATTGTTTTCGTTGTACCATATTTCATTTGGAATGTGATGATAGTTCAGTCTGTATTGTGGTAGATGTGGTACAATATCATGGTAATGTGTGATTCTAAAACTGGTTATATTTTTTGATGCGAAATCTTGGACAAATTCATAATTCCCAACTCTCGGCGAACCAAATGTTATTAATGTAATATTGTACTTTATTTTAGAGAGGTTATATGCAAAGAGAGAAGCAATGCTCGAACCCATAGAGTGTCCTGTGAGTAATAATTGATTTGTTTGGTATTTTTGAGAAAGTTTGTCTATTTCATTAGAAATAAATGGGTATAAATCTTCATATAGTTTGTAAAATCCGGCTTCCAGACATATATTGTTGCTTTCATCAACACAATGATGATCTATTTGAATGTCATCAATCCAATTTTGGATATTGGAACTTCCGCGAAATGAAGCAAACAAAGTATTTAATTGGTTGTTGTATCCAATCAAGGTCTTCTCGCCGTAAGCTTCGTATGTGGTTTCTACCATATTTTGCGGAGAACAAGTGAGACAATCCCAGCTAGTGTTATTACAATAAACCGCTTGTGATAAATTGAGACTTGTGTATAATAAGTTTTCAAAAATAAGACTTTGTCTTAGTGTAGATAATAATTTCATGAATTCATAGATAATAATTTCATGACATTAGTGTTATATCATATTATAAATGCTTGTTGTCATCATTATTGAAATTCATAAAAAATTGATTTGATTAGACTGATTGTATTACTTCTATTCAACAATCAAAACATACCAGAATATCATGAACGCGATTGTAAAGTCAGTTCGCGTCACCACACAACCACAGAACGTTCGTAAAATCAGCAACAATATTTGGGACATGCGCGCCATTGAGTTGCTCCACAACGATTTTGATAAAATTCAGCAACTGAAAAATGAACAATTCCAGCTACCATTTGTTATGACCGAGATTCCTCCGCCATTTTGTCCGAAATGCAATAAATATGCGAAGAATAAATGTTCATTTTCACCAGTTCATGATATTAGCATCGATGATTTTGATCATGCTGAAATTCCGAACCTCAATATTCAATGCCCAATTTTCGGCGAAGTTAGCACAGCATTTGAAAAAAAAAATGATTAATAAATTCGAAAAGAATAAATATAGAAGCAACAAATGTTATAATGTAAACAATGACAACACATAAGATTGGGCTTTTAATTCCTTGTACGTCCAAAAATCGTGATTGGAAGCATATTAAAGAAAGTTATTTGTATAATCTGACATTAAAAACTTTTTTATTGACAAGCAATAACGAGCATAAATACACATTTTATATTGGGGTTGACCGCGGAGATGATGTTTTTGATAATTCAGAACATCAAGATGAAATAATGAAATTCACGACGGCGTTTCCAAATGTTAATTTTAATTTTATTTATATGGATAATGTCAAAAAAGGACATTTAACTAAAATGTGGAATATATTATTTAAACGTGCGTATGATGATAAATGTGATTATTTTTTTCAGTGTGGTGATGATATGAATTTTACAACAAAAGATTGGATCAATGACTGTATTCTTATTTTGAAAAAACATCAAGGATTTGGATTGGCCGGACCAATTAATAATAATCCTAGAATTTTAACACAGGCATTTGTATCACGTCGTCATATGGAAATTTTTGGTTGGTTTTTCCCTGAAGAAATATTAAACTGGTGTTGTGATGATTGGTATAATTTAGTTTATTCACCTGAATTGTTATTTCCGTTAAGAAATCATTTTTGCAATAATCAAGGTGGAACTCCGCGCTATGATATTGATGGACATGCTGATTTTGTAAATGTTCCTAACAAAAAACAAATTATTATAGACTTAAGAAGCAAAACAGTTGCTTTGTCAAAACAACATCGAGTATTGGTTTTTAATAAAATTAAGGAGTTAGGATTCATGAAATAAACTACAGCGAGTTAGTTTTATTATAATATTCTCCCATAATGGCTTTATTTCTACCCTGAAAATGCAATAAAGTAAATCTTACATCTTTGTCCAATCTTTTATTATAACAATACGGCAAATTATCTATATATTTAATATTTTTTGAGCCACGCTCAATCATTTCCCAATCCTCCGGATATTCGTGATTTCCTGCAGAATCCATATGTAAATCAAATGTAAATTTATTTTCAAATATTTGATTAAGTTCCATTTTGAATGTAGGATAATTTGGTAATCGTAGCCCCTTGAATTTGGTTTCATTGTGTGCAAAATAATATAATAAAGTCATGTCGCAAATTCCTCCCTTAGATTTATTTTCAGAATACCACTCTATCATGTTTGTCCTATTTCCTTGATTTTCATAAAAATTAAATGCAAATTTGACAAATTTTTCTAATTCTGATAAATTCCATACAGATTGTCCACCGGTTAAATTTTTAGATGGGGAACTACATAACATAAACGGATATTCTTTTAAGTATTTATTGTTTAATTTTGAGATATTATCATAAATTAATACATCGCTATCACATATAAACGCACGTTCTATATTTTTTTCACTCATATATTCTTGCACAACAAACCATCTTATAATGCACAATAATTCTAACATTCGTGAATTTCCAGATAAATGAATATATAATTTTTGAAAATTATTTATTTTTTCCACATATTTGTTTGAATCCACCAATGTTAGGCCTTTTATTTCTTTATATTTTTCTACATTATCTGTTATCAAAATAACATTTTTGTTATATTTCAATGCTTGTTTCATACAAAGTGGAACATAATTTCTATATCCCAAATGATAAACTATAATTGGAATATTCATTATTATAGTTTATTAAAAATTATTTTTAACTTATATTTTTAATTTAATTCTCTTTAAAAAATGAAAAATCTTGTCCTTCATATTTTATTATTTTATAATCATTACTTAATATTTTTTCTATAATTTTTATACATCTTTCTCTATCATGATTAAATAAATCAAAATCTACTGAAAGATATGTTGGATAGATTTTATCATTTAACATTTTTTCTAATACATCACACTCCATATTCTCTATATCTATCTTAAGTAAGTCAATATGTTCATGATTCAATTCTTTCATAATAGTATTAATAGTTTTTACAGGAACGTTTATGCAGTCAGAGCTTCGTCCGAGAGGAAGGACAGAACATGAAACATAATTTTTATTAGTAGGAAAATAAAATGGGACAGTACCATCTTGGGTGCTTAATCCATACTCGTGTAATATTAAATTATCAGATTTTACTTTGTGTGATAAAATTATTTCCCAATATTTTGTATCACCGCCTCCAAAATTTTTATTATCTATTGGGGTTCTTTTGCCGTCTAAAACATCTTTAACATATTTAACGTGTTCTATTGCTCTTGGAGTAGGATCAAAAATGTAGACAGGAGAATTTGTTTTGTATGATAAAGTTACATCGTGTGTAATATCTTCGCCAGCACCTACACAATAAATTATACTGTTTTCATTTAATTTCGGTAAATTTTCTGGATAGTAAAATCCACCATATTGAGTTCCAAATCGTTTAACAGAATTCATATAATTATTTTACACCCTCGCTTTATATTAATTTTCAGAATTATACAATATATTTTCTATCATATTATTCCAACAATTTACACTGTGTACGTTTTCAAAATACCATTTAGAGCAAGCCTTTGACATTTCATTCCACTTCTTTTCTTCTATACCACTTATTTTTGCTTTTAATTCTTCTGGTGCATTTGCTGTAATATAATGAACATTTTCTATTGGTGGATTCATATAAGATTTTATGGATACTTCGGGAGTTATGATTGGCACAGTTCCAAATGCCATCAATTCAACTTCGCGATGACATTTGCTTCCATATCCACGTAAACATAGTCCATATTTAGATTGACTTAGCTTCATAAGATATTCTTCATGAGTAAATTTATGAGTTTGTCCCTTTGTACAATGATATTCATCCAAAACGTTTTCCCACCCCGTGTTTGTTTTACGAAACTTTTCTTGAACATTATTTTCAAAATTACCAATAAAAATAGATTCTATTGTACGCTCACTATAATTTAATAAAGGGTGTTTGTGTAATAGTTTTTCAACTAACATAGGTTTTCTTGGCCAAAATATCCACGGCATTATATTCATATGTTGAAGTTTATTTTTGATTTGCTTTCCTTCTACTTCAATATTACCATTTCCTAATAACATCAATGAGGCATTTTGTATTTCATAATTACACCATTCTAATGTTGGTCTATCGTAAGTTAAAATATTCGGTTCTAACCAACAATGTATTGTCTTGTCGCTGTAAATAAAATCAACATCTTTATTTTTCAACTTCATAAGTAATGGTAATTCTCTATAACTATCATTATTGTGACGACCCATACCATTCATTGGTTGTTTTGGTATTTTTAAAATCCATTTCTTATTTATAACTCTAAATATAATTGCCAATATTTTGTACATTTTGGCATTATTCAAATGTTGGATAATATTATCATTAAAAGATTTAAATCGTTGGTCTAAAAAGTGCGTGTGAACAAATTTTAATGGTTGTTTTTTATAATATATTGTATCATTCGGTATAGATGTAATATTATTAGAAATTTGTTGCGTTCCCTCTGGCGATAAATAATATCTCCAACATTGTAAATTGTAATTTTCTCCAAATTCAAAGTGTGGATACATTTTTAATTCTTTCATATTTATTTGTTCCGGACAATCGTGAAAATTATTTATGGAATTTTTCCATGTATTTAAAACTGTTTCTGATCTGCACCATAGCATTCCCGCATTATAATACCCACTTTTGTCTATGTCGGTCGTATTTATATATTGTGGGGATAACCCAACTTCTTTTTTTTTATCTATGTCATTTATAATTCCTGTTATAATAATATCACTATCTAGTAATAAGGTATCTTGAAAATCTTTTATTGCATAATTCATTATTTTCATTTTATTCTTCAAAAAATCACCAAAAATATTATTTCTTGTCATAGTTTGTCTATTCATTCCATCATATTTATCTAGTTCAATAAACCATTTAATGTTTAATTTTGGTTGTGGAGTCATTTCGTCTATGATTTTTTTTGTTTTACTGTCAGTCAAAATATAAATTGTTTCATTTGTATGAAAAATAGAAAGCGATAATAACAATCCAACTAATTCAAACGCACAATTAGATGTACATATTGTTGAAAAACTTGATGGTTTATTATCCATATTGCAGAATTACAAATTGTATTTAAATAAAGAATTAAAGAACATTAGAACATGACGCTTGCAATTGTATATTTAGCGAGTCCATTTGATTCTAGGCTCTCTACTGGCGATTCGCGGTATGAAATGCTTAAAGATTCTATTAAAAATACAAGCAAATATTTATCTGAACATACATACATAATATTTCATGAAGATTTCGAAGAAAAACATTTTGAAGAAATTTGTGTTATACAACCTAATGTTGAATTTCATAAATTAGATTTTGTTAGAGAAGAATTAGATTTTAATCATATTGGGAGAAATAAAGGTTATATGTTGATGTGTCGTTTTTTCTCAGGAGAATTACAACAAATGCTAATATATATATATACGCGCATTTATGGAAACTCCTGAATTTACTGATGATTGGGGAGATTATATGGGCGGAAGAGTTATTTTTCAAAATAAAAATAATAAAAAAATAATGGAAAATTATGAATCACATTGGAAGACGAAGAGGATTTTATGGAAATAATTTTTTAACCTAAACGGTACGTCGTGAAGTATGTAATATCAAAGGTAAAATTATTGAAAATCGTTTTTTATTTATCTTAATACATATAATTCATTATTTGACGGTGTCGCAGTAACTTTATCATTAGTTATGATAACATTACAGTTGAATGATAATAAATGATCGTTCAAAATATTATGACAATTATCATAATTAGAACCGGGTATATTTTTTATATTTTTGTTTGGGTTTTTTTTTAAATACAACAAAATTCCCGCACATTTATTTCTATATTTTAAATTTTTATTATTCTTAAAAGACTCATGGGATTTAAAGTATATATCAGCAGCATCACTACCTAATATAGCAAAATGGTCTGATATACCATGAATATTTGGTACAAATTCAGGAAGCAATGCATCATTTTTTTTAATGTTATTAATATTACAATTAAATTTATTAATAACTAAGTCTGGTCGCGTTCTTATAAAATAATCATATTTATTTTCAATAGTATTTTCGTACTATTTTACAAATCTATATGCGCGATTCAAACATAAGAATTGTGGAAACAAAGAGTTACATATTTTAGATTTTTTGTCTTCAAAATTTGACCATACCAAATTATCCTTATTTATATTTTCTTGTTTTTCATTAACAAAAAATATATGGTCTGACATTGTGTAATTATCACCAATATTTCTAGCAAATCTGTTGTTTAAATACTTAAATGTGTTTATCGTCTTAAAATTTAATTTTTTTTTTACTTCGGTGAATGTTAAGTCGTTTTTAGAGATATGTTTGTGAAACAAAACTCCTGATTCATTATCTAAACATACAAAAAGGTGATTGTCAAAAATAAATTCGTTATATTTTTTTTGAAATTCAATAATATTTTCAACAACGCGACTATCACCTAGTTTTCTGTAATGTCCTACAATTATGAATGCAATTTTTTTTTATATAAAGCCACCATATAATATATTACAATTTATATAAAAATATAATGTTTTTGAACGAAAAGAAAATTTTGAATATAATGTTCACTGGTGTTATCAGACCAAACTTAGAGACAGTTAAAAAGAATATTGTTGAAAATATTAATTTTATCTCATCCCGATATAACAATAAATATAAAATTATATATAATATAGTGTTCTATAAAAATAATTATTCCCACGACCTTTCTTTATTTTTGAATGAACTAAAAAAAAAAGAAAACTTATACTTGCGTTATAATGCAATTGAACCAATTGAAGTATCTCATTATTGTAAAATACCAAATTTATATCGTATGATTGTAAGTCTTAATAAAACCCTAGAACTTATTGAAGAATATGAAAGTATTGTTGTGCGCATAAGAATTGATACTAGAATAAAAATTTTAGATATTTCAGATAATATAAAAAATAATGATTTATTTGCGTGTTATGTTAATAAATCTAATACTCAATTATCTGATAATATATTTTACTCAAATTACTACAATATCAAAAAACTTATTGATTTGAATATGTATTCATCAAATAGTAAATTTTATTCTAATCCAGAAAGTTATATATATTCAATTGCCGAGTATTATAATTTTAATGTAATAAATTATAATTATGAATTTAATCTATATCAAAGTAATGAAGAATTTTATGATGGCGTAGCACAGTGGTCGAAGAGAAATAGAACATTTAGTAACAAAATTACATAATTTATTATCATTTTATGATTATTCATAATATTATGAAATGAAAATAATATTTAAAGCAAAAATAATATTTATTAATAAAATTAATGAATGTTTTGTTTCCAATGTGCGGCGAATCTTCTAGATTCAATTATAAATTTAAACCATTCATACAAATATCTGATTTAACTTTTATAGAACTAGCATTCAAATATTTTAAAAAATACATTAATTCAATTAAGAGTGTTTATTTTGTAGTCACTGAAGAACAAAAATTAAATAATAATGTAGAACAAAAATTAAAACATTATTTTAAAGAAATAAGTTATGAATTGATTGTATTAAAAAATAAAACTAAATCTCATTATGAAACTATAAGAACTGTGTTATGTGAGAATAATATATTAGGTGAAACTATTATTTGTGATTGTGACCATAGCATAGATATAGAACCAATGATGAATTATTTAAATAAAACAGATGTTGATATTTTAGTGCCTTATTGGAAATTGAATGAACACAGCAATAATAATTGGGATAGAATTATTATTAATAAAGAAAAAAATGCAATTACAAAATTTGATGATAAGTTATCAGAAAGTGAATATGGTATTATAGGATGTATATATTTCAAGAACGTGGAGTTAATGAAAGAACACAATTATGATGCCATTATTGCTTATTTGAATTACGAATTAGTTACAAGTAATTTAAATATGGATATAGTTCAAATTACAAACGCATCTTTTTTTGGAACTAAAGAAATATTAGATAGACTGATTGATTCTAAAAAGAAGGAAATTACAACATTTTGTGATTTAGATGGAACTATAATTCATCATGAAGCACAACCAAAATATGAGAACGATGAGATACTTTTAGAGGGGGTTATTGAAAAATTAACATATTTAAAAAAATCAGGGAAAGTTATAATAACTACTGCTAGAAGTAAAAAGGAAGAAATAAAAAAAATTCTTAAAAATTTAAATATACCATATGATGACATTATAACCGATTTACCGAGTGGGACAAGATTACTAATTAATGATATTAAACCATCTGTGCCGTATATGTTAATGTCAAAGTCATATAATGTTAATAGAAATGAAGGTATGTCTGAATTGAATTTTGAAAATTTAATTAATGCTGATAATATTATTAAACAATTAAAAGGTGGCAGTTATTCTAATTGTTGCATTATCAAAAAAAAAAATGATGTTGTAGTTAGAAAGATAATATACAAACGAAATATTGATAGCAAACATTATCAAAAACTAAAACTACAAAAATATAATATTGAACGATTTAATTGTTACGTTAAAGATATATCTCCAAAAATAATACATGAAGAGGATAATGATTTATTTTATTATTATGATATGAAATATCTTAAAAATTATAAACCTTTATCCGAAGTTGATTATAATAAATATTTCCCCAAATTATTTGCCATTTTAAAGAATGAAATATACACTATGAAAAAAAAAAATTACAACGATAAATGGTTACAAGTGTATATGAATAAAAAAATTAATTTGAACAATTATGAAAGTTTAAGTGAAAATATAAGAAAAATAATAAATATGGATAGTATTAAAATAAATGGAATACACTGTATGGGATTCAAAAATATAATACTAAACCTTCTAACATTAGATTTAAATAACAATTATAATCCAAAATATTTATCTCCTATTCACGGAGATTTGACATTAGAAAATATAATGATTTGCGAAAAGACTTGTGATATTAAACTCATTGATTTAGATGGGGGGGACTTTATTGATGCAATAGAATTAGATCTCGGTAAATTATTTCAATCGACATTATCCAAATACGAATTATGGTCAAATGATAATCCCATATTAAATATTAATTTTGATAAAAATATAATAGATACAAAAGAGTATTTGTCTTCGGAAGAATTATTAAATTTTATTGATAAATTTAAAATATGGAAAGATATTTTAGAAATTCAAAATGAAAAATACTTATTTAAAGTGGGAATATTTTACATGATTATTCATTTATTCAGAATGATACCATTTAGATACAAATGTTCTGAAAATCAGGCGATTTATGCTATTAAGGAAATTATTTATTGGTACAATGTCGGCGAGACATCCTTACCTGACTCGCCCGGGAACAAAGTAAATCAATCAGTATCTCTCCGCTGAGAAAAGCGTCTTGAATAATTATAGTTTAAATTAAAATTAAATAAATATAATTAATTTTAATTTAAACTATAATTATTATTAAATTTTAAATAATGGAATTTATATTTTATACAGAAGATAATGTACAAATAAGACACGATATATATGAAACACATGAGCAAAATCTAGTAAAAGAATATATAAAGGAAGATGATATTGTTTTGGAGTTGGGTGCAAGATATGGAACTGTATCATGTTTAATTAATTCAATTTTAAAAGACAAGAAAAAACAAGTTGTTGTTGAACCCGACAAAAGAGTATGGGATGCTCTACAAAACAATAAAGAAATTAATAATTGCGAATTTAATATCGTTAGAGGATTTATATCAAACAAAAAGCTGTCGTTAGATAGAACAGAACATATATGTCAAGGAAATTTAGAATTGAAAGGATATGGCTCAACGTTTATAATAGATAATAATTCAACTATAGATTGTTATACATTAGAAGAATTGGAAAATAATTTAAATATGATATTTAATACATTGGTTATTGATTGTGAAGGATTTTTTATGAATTTTTTAATGGAAAATAAAAAAATATTTGTAAATCAAATAAAGAAAATTATTATTGAAGAGGATTATAAAGAAAAATGCGATTATGATAAAATAAATATATTTTTAAAAGAACAAAAATTTGAATGTATAAAATTCATTACAGACGAAAAAAATCCAAAAATATCCTATAGAGTTTGGGTCAAATAATTATAGTTTAAATTAAAATTAATTATATATAATTAATTTTAATTTAAACTATAATTATTATTAAATTTTAAATAATGGAACATTGGTTCAATAATATAAAGGTTTTTTATGACGGAACTAATATAGACGAATATAAAGATTTAAATTATATAAAAGGATTTACGACAAATCCAACTTTAATGAATAAAAGCAACTCAAATGAAAAAAAATATAAAAATTTTGCATTAAATATGTTAAATAAAACTAATAATTTACCCGTTTCTTTTGAAGTATTTGCAGACGAACACGAAGAGATGATAAATGAGGCGAGAGAAATAAGTTCCTGGCATAATAGCATTTATGTCAAAATACCAATTGTAAATTCAAAAGGTGTCAGTTCGCAATATGTAATAGAACAATTGAATAGTGAAAATATAAAACTAAATATTACTGCAGTATTTACAATAGAACAAATTAAAACTGCGTTTGATTCACTTAAAAATAAAGATGTTCCTAATATTATTTCAGTTTTTTCTGGAAGAATAGCAGACACGGGGGTAAATCCAAAAAATTATATAGACTATGCTCATAACTTGACAAAAAATAATGAAAATATTGAAATATTGTGGGCAAGTGTAAGAGAAGTACACAATATTTTTGAAGCGATTGAATCAAAGTGTGATATAATAACTATTCCTGATAGTATTTTTAAAAAAACAAAGAATATTGGTAAAAATTTAGAGGATTACTCTTTAGAAACTGTTAATATGTTTTTAAATGATTCTAAAAAATCAGGCGTTACATTTTAGAAGTCATTGCTAATTTATTAAACACGTTAAACAAACAATCTATTCATATTTTCCGCCTCAATGCTATTTTCATTCACGCCATAAAATGTGTCAATGTGTTCCTGTGTTCTGAATCTAAAACTAAAATGCTTATTCTTCTCTTGTCTTCCAATTCGCCCAATGCACTGTATAATTTTTTCTTGAGTAAGGTTCTTCATATCTTTACTCAAGTAACAATGACTAAATTGATAATTAGTTCCGTAAATATAATCACTATTTGCAATGATCAAATAAAGACTCTTTTGTTCTGCCAACCCCTTCATCGTCTCTATATACTTGTTATTGTCTTCTTGAACAGTTTTATTCTCTGTTTCTTTCATGATACTATTCGAAAAGACACCAATCCCCATCATCATCATCAACTTATAAAGCGTCTTGATGTTATACAATTCTATGATTTCCTTGATATCTTCATCGCTCAATGAAGACGAAAATATGTCACTATCTTCGTAAGTCAATTCTGGTTCTAAACACCATTTTTTATAATGGCTCCTAGTATTTGGCTTATAAATATTATCAAGTGATAATGAGATAAGTTCGTTTTGTGTCTTTTCTATTTTGTTATGCAGCTCAATGACTTCCGGCGGAAATCGCATGTCTGTCATAATCTTGTCACAATCTTTATAACACTCAATCTTGTCTTCATAATCATTTTTCATTTGAATCAAACTTTTCAGTATCTTACGATTCTTGTCTATTTTGCTTTCAATACCAGACAACGTATTTTTATCCAAGTTCGCTTTCATAAGCAAATATTTACACACATTTTCAACATTGTCACTCACAAACAAGGTGGGTCCATTTGTCAGAGTACACGAATGCTTTGTAGTTAAATCAATTCCAACATGTTCTTTATTGACACCATTTGTATTTGTCTTTTTCTCTTGATATAATCCCTTAATTTTATTCCATTTATCATTTCCAATCTCCAACAAAATAGAAACATAAACCTCTTTTATTTTATAGGTTGAAATGTCTTCTAAAAGAGAAAAATTGGATTGAACACAATCGTATGAAAACTCTTTATCGATAAATAACAAAAACTTGGCACATTCATTGCAATCAAAAAACTTGTAGTATTTGGTTCCGTGGTGATTCAAAAATGCACACATCTCTTCGTACTCAACGAAATGTTCGTGAGGAATAATAACATTACCATCAATGTCATATAGACAAATGTTTGATATTTGGTCTACACTTTCAATGTAATGAAACTGTAATCCTCCAAATTTTTCTTTTGCGCAGTCAATAATCGGTGCTATTTGATGCTCTTTTGGTAATGTTGCACACGAAAATACAATGTTCGGTATAGTATTCATTTGCCAATTTTTATTGATAATGTCGTGTAAATGACTTTCTCGAACATCAAGACCGATTGTCGGCTCGTCCCAAAACAAAATGATATTACTGGTATCATTAAACTGTTTCATGTAGTTCATAGCACTCTCATAAGACAAAACGTCGCAAATCATCAATTCAACGTTTACTCCATCTTTGTGATTCGGTATTTTTCTTCCGTTTTTGGTTGTTATGTGTGAATGTACGGCATTGTAATTGAGGCGAATATTTTCTTGGTCGGTACAACCAAACGCAAACCCAATTTTCCGCTTCAAATGAAAAGAACTTTTTGCCAGACTTAATCCAATATGTTTTGAAGCGCAAATGAAAATGACCCTGTAATCTTGACATAATGCGATTGGAGTTAATGTTTTTCCGGAACTTGTCGGAGCACAATAAAAGACAAATTTCGGGGTATCCCGGTTTTGTCTGAAAATATTGAAGATATCTTTTTGATGCTGATACAATTCAAGTGTTTTATAATCAAATATTTTGTTGTGTTCATAAAGAAGTGAAATATTTTTCAGCACCATTTGAGTATTGACTTGAGGCAACAACTTAGCTACAATAAACTCGGAAATTTCCAACAATTGTGTGTTCAATTTGTCTTTGAATTCTCTTTGTAAGACAAAAATATTTATGAAATGAATAAGACACTTTTTATCACTCTGAATGCTCTTTCCCTTGTATAACAGTTTTGAGAACTTTTGAAGTTCATTCAACAATTTGTATTCCACAATATTGTTGTCATTTAATCCATCTTTTAACAGATTGAAAGAGTTTTCTAATTTTATTTTTTCTGAGGTAGTCATTTTCACTTTTTTTGATGGTTTTGTCTTTTCTGTGATGAGATTGTCTATATTCAAAATATTCTTCTTATTACTCGCCCCCAGAATGTCTCGCAATAATCCAACGAATATCTCTAGATCAAACTTTTTATCTAACTTCAAGTAATGGTTCAGCGTCATGTGTGTTTGACACTTGACCTCAATTTCAAAATATCCTTTTTGAATCATATTCAAAATCAAAATTTCTTTTTCATTTTGAATTGGTTCTTCTAATTGTTTCCACTCTTCTTCTGTCAGTTTTGTTTGTTGAAGAAAATTCATAATAAGTATTCTCACTTTTTATCTTTAACTTTTTATTTGTATTTCAATATATCTAGTTCATCGCCATTTGTTTTGAATTGTTCCTTTCCATAAATGTCCTGTAGACACAGCCATTCAAATAATCCGCCAAAATAAATTTTTACATTTTTAAATCCGTAAGTGAGAAGTTGCTTGTGCTTTCTGACAACTTTTTCATCGCAACAATTTCGTCCATAAATAATAATAGGTTTGGTTTTGTCACTTTTTAAGTGAGAATTGACGGTTTCTTCTTCTTCTCTCGCATGAACCGTCGTGTGTATCAAACAGTGTTGCGAATCATTATCTAAAACGTTTATAACAGTTTGAGAATCTGGATGTTCTATACAATTTTGCATATATTCAAAATTTACTTTTGTATTACTTTGTATATTTCCCATGTCATAAATAATATATGGTGTTATTTTTTTAACTGAAAGTTACAGTAATTTCTACCTTTTCTTTTTTGAATGTTTTGATCGCATTGACAGAAAGTTCCTCACGTTTTTTGCGAGTTTTTTCATTTTTCGTAGTTTTCGACTTTGAAATGCTGTTATTTTCATTCATATCGGTTTCAATGTCAATATAGTTATTTTGAATATAATCAATAATTCTGTTCTCTAACGCCCATTTGAAAAAATTTAACTGACCAATGGTGGTTTCAAAACAATATTCGCTGTTTTCTGTAATTGGAACTTGAATTCGGTCCCATCGACAAAATGGATCAAATCGTTTCTTACTATAGGCTTTTAGTTTCAACTTGTAATCTTCATATACTTTGAACCTAGGATTATTGTGAGTTTCGTATATGGTATAATATTTTTTGGAATAATTTGTAGAAAACCAGTCTACAATACGCAAGGAAACTTTGGACGTACCATTGATGATAGATAGCATCACATTTAAATTATCATCTTGGTAATAAAAGTTCAACAACTTGTTTAATAATACATCATTTTGACTATATATTTTTGAGGTCATTGATAATTTTACTTATATCAAAAGTATTTAAATGTTTTTATTTCCTTTATGAATAATGATTCACTCATTAAAAGATTTGCTCAAAAAAGATACAAGTTTGAGTGTAGTCAGTTATATTAATGAACAAATATCTAAATTGCTGGGACATTCATTAGAAAAGAATAAGATATTTGAATTGTCTTGCACGACGCACTCTTTTGTTAATATTGACGCAGAAATGAATGTGCTGGGAATCATTGTAATTTCTTGCAAGTCATTTTTATTTGACAAGAGTGTTTTCTTTATAGAAGTTCTGGTGAGTAAACACGATAAACAAATTGTGGAACAGTCGTTATTATTGAAAGGTATCAATCATGTTGGCAATATCTCAAATGACAATAAACTCGTTTCTTTTATCGCAGACGAACGTATACAGAATGATGTTCTGACACCATTTGGATTCATCCGTTCACAAGGGATCATGGTAAAAATCTAAACTAAATCTTTGTTATTGACAAGTTTTTGGAAAATTTGAAATATTCGTGATTACTTGTCCGCCGCTGTAAATTACACTTTAGACAACTGATACATGTATTTGACTCATAGTGACCAAGATTATTGTCAAACCGCTCCAACGACCATTGCATAGGTTCCCCGCGTTTTTGGTACAGTAAAAATAGGTTTGAATTACAATAGTAACATTTCATTTCAGATGATGTGAGTTTGTTTAGCAACTGTTGATATGAAATATGCTGCTCGTCATCATACTTTCCATTTTTTTTGTCTTGCGATTTATAGGATGACATCTTTTTGCTAATTTCTCTTTTAATCGACTTGTTGAGTGAAATATCGCCGAGCTCGTTTTTTTCATAGCGAAGTAAGTATTGTAACTGGTTGTCTATATTGAAATATTCGTCATCATGAAAGAGACTTGAATTTTTCAAGTTGTTTGAATTGAAACATATTTGCTTCATTTCTTTATATTTAACAATGATTATTAATGTTTAAAAGACTATTAACAATATATGATTATGAATGCTGAGAAAGGTAAAGAATGCAAAGAATATAACACGTTAAAATACCGAACAATGATCATGACTGGTAAAGATATTGATAAAAAAATAGATCATGAATCTAGCCAACAAGAGTTAGACAAATTTCTCTCAGAAGAGCAAACCGCAAATGAAAAGCAGTCCTGGAATAAGCTATCTAAAACAGAGCGTCTGAAAAAAATCGAAGGATTTATTGCGAACCATTATGTTGATGAATATTCGCTCAATGAAGATGAAATATCAATCCTTAACGCATTTGTGAACAAACTTCTTGAACGCAAGAAACTGGTCAAAACGTCCGAACTCATTTATGACGAAGAAATCGGGATGATTGAAGAAATTCCCGCGCTGCTATTCAATGGAAAATCGCGTCGGTTTACATTGAACAAAAACTTGTCTGTAGTTAATAAGAAAAGTCAACGAAAAACGAAGAAACAGATTGGTGACAAAAAATAAACCCGATATATTGACAATTTAAATAAAAATTGAATATAACAATAACTATTTATTATATTCAAGTAATGAACATGGATGAGTCGGAGATATCTATAGAGACGCAAGAAGATAAAGTGAATTTAATTGAGTCAATTAAAAACGTTGTTGTTGATATTGTCAATAATTTAGACAATTTACAATACCATGACTATAAGTTTGAAGAAAATTTTAAGGCGGAAGCTTACCAGTCGTTTCAAAACATAAATTATGAAGAATTTGACAAACATTATCACGAAGTTATTGATTCGTTGACCGGAAAGGGGCAGCATGTTTGGAGGTCCCATAAATCGGAATTGCATAAGTTTGATTATTTTGAAAGTAAACATGAAGCTCAAATTGAACACCTAAAACAATGTCCACAACCGGAGCAACGAACAAAAGAATGGCATACATTTCGCAATGAGCACTTGACTGGAAGTAATTTGTGGAAAATATTTGGCACAGAATCAACGCGAAATCAGTTGTATTACGAAAAAATAAGTGCTCATCAACTACCAGTAAACGAAAATGCTGAAGCGCGACCAAATCTGAACGATCAAATGCCTATGAACTGGGGGCATAAATATGAACCACTATCAGTTCTCTTGTACGAATACTATAATGACGTGAAAGTGGATGAATTTGGTTGTATAGAGCACTCTACAATTCCTTGCCTGGCAGCATCGCCAGATGGTATTGTCACATCAAAAAGAAACAATGGAAGAATGATTGAGATCAAGAACCCGACGACTCGCGAAATAACACAAACACCTAAAATGGATTACTATGTTCAAATGCAACTACAAATGGAAGTATGTCAGCTGGATAGTTGCGACTTTGTCGAGACGAAATTCAAAGAATACGAATCTTATAGTGAATATAAAAAGGACAATTACAAAGTAGAAAAGGGTATGATTATCGTATTAATAAAAGACAACGTTGAATTGGTTTATGAATATATGCCATTGTTCAATAATTCGGAAGAATTTATGGAAGAATTTACGGAGAGCGTCTACAAAAAATATGGATTTGAAGATGCTAAACTACAAAATAACGGATACAAATGGTTTAAGAATATTTACTGGAAATTGGACATATTCTCTTGTGTCTATGTTCCGCGAAACAAGAAGTGGTTTGCAAGTGCCTTACCAAAAATCCGGGAGTTTTGGGAGAAGGTGATTGAAGAGCGAAAAGTTCCAGAATCATATCTCAAATACAAGGCAAAAACACGGGCTTCAAAAAAACCCAAAGAGCAAAAAGAAACAGAGGTTATTGTTTTAGGTTAAATGGTAAAAATAATTAAACACAAAACAATTTTAATAATAAATGAGATTGAAATTGTTCAACTTGTCTTTTTTATATAATTCTGCGATGAATAGAAAATGTCATTTAAATATGAAATGTACGTTGCATAAAGATTCCTTTATAGGTTCGTGGGCAATATATGAAAAAGACAAAAGAGATGTTATACATTTACAACCCCATGGGGGTGTGTATAAAACGATTGATATAAATCCAACAGCGTATTCGGAATATGTTGGTGGGTGGGAGATAATGGAAAAAACAGATGAGTTTTATTTTAATATAAAAGACAAAAATTATTATGGAAAAGTAATCAATAACACCCTGAAAATCAACGGAACCGTTTGCGAAGGTAAAAAAGCACCTTGTTATATTAGCAATTTTACCATTGTTCCGTTATTTGAACAATTTCACAATATTACAATTATAAATAATACTGATGTTGATAAATTTGTCTATTTGACACAAGAAAATGTAACTGGTACTTGGATGATAGAGAATACACACACAAATCAAATAAATATTGTAGAATTGTTCAACAATAAAACATGGACCAGTGTTTATAGCAATAAAGATATATTGCGCGGTAAATGGAATTTGTATAACGACACTAATAAGATCAATACAAATATAGTTTCAAATTTGTTTGGGAGAAATATTTGGTTATCAATCGTCCCCAAAAATTTTCATTGTTATTCTGAGAACGATATCATGTTTTTAGGTAAAATTACACAACTTGGTAAGGTTGACGATAGTTACCAGATTCCAATTTCTTCTAAAATAAACGGCTCGGTTGTCTACTGTTTTGAGATGGACCCCGAAATAAGCGAGAATTTTTATATGAAGAGGTGGTTTAAAGGTTATTAATAAAGTTATGGCTATAATTGTGATGAATATTATTTCACTGTGTGGACTCATTCCGTATGTTGTTTTGTCATTTTACTACAACTCGCACGGAATGTTCATTATGGCTGTGAACGGTTTTTTATTTCATAGTTTCCCAAATAATAATTCACTATATTTTTTAGATTTTAACAAATTCGTTCTTTTTTATATATTCTGGATTAAAATTCTTTTTTGTGTTTAAATACGCATCATTTGTTCTATTTGTCTTTTTATTGAACAATCGCCTCTTGAAAAAATATAAAATATTATGCGAAATAGTTCATGTTGTTTTTGTCCAGTGGGTTGGATTATATACGATTCTTGATGTATATCACCACGATAAATGCTTTCCGATATTATTTTATGTGTGCTGTAACGCAGATACATTTTTTCAACATAAGAGATAAAATTGATTTAAACTTATCTTCATTATAACATGAATACCCAGAAAATATGGCTGACGACGATATTGAAATGTACGTCATCAAGCGCAATGGTTCGCAAGAGAAACTGTCGTTCAAGAAAATTTTAGAACGTACGAAGAAAATTGGTGAAAAATTTGAAAATAACATTAACCATTCACAACTTGTGAATAAGATTATTGACCAGCTACATAATCATATTCACACTTCTGAGATTGACGAGTTGCTTTGTCAAGTATGTGCCTCGCTTGCGTCAACGGACTACGAATATCATAATCTAGCCAGCCATTTGTGTATTTCGAATCATCAAAAAGAAACAAATGATGATTTTACCGAGAATTACACTAAAATATATAATAATGATGGCGGATATTTGAGTTCAGAGTTTATGCGTATTATTGAGAAACATGGCGAACATTTCAAAACATTTATAAACAACGAGAATGATTATTTGATTGACTATTTTGGGTTTAAAACGCTGGAGCGTGCATATTTGATGAAGTTTGATGGAAAGATTTATGAGCGCATTCAGCATCTTTGGTTGCGTGTAGCAATTCAAATTCATGGTGAAGATTTAGAAAAAGTAGAAGAAAGTTACCACGGTCTTTCAAACAAACTATTTATTCATGCGACGCCAACTCTATTCAACTCTGGAACAACCCGCCCCCAGTTGAGTTCGTGTTATCTGATTGGAATGGAAAATGATTCAATTGATGGCATTTTCAATACGTTACATGATTGTGCGTCTATCAGCAAATGGGCTGGTGGTATTGGGTTGCATATTCATGATGTTCGCGCAAAAGGTTCCAAAATCGTAGGAACAAATGGTTCATCAAATGGATTGGTACCAATGCTGAAGGTTTTCAATAATACGGCGCGCTATGTTGATCAGGGCGGTGGCAAACGAAGTGGAAGTTTTGCCATGTATTTGGAGCCATGGCATGCGGACATTGAAGATTTTCTTGAATTGCGAAAAAATCATGGAGATGAAGAAATGCGTGCTCGCGATCTCTTCTATGCGCTATGGATTCCGGATTTGTTCATGAAAATGGTAGAGACAGATGATTATTGGTATTTAATGTGTCCAAATAAGTGCAAAGGACTATCTGATTGTTATGGTGAAGAATTCGACGACAAATATATGAACTATGTTAAAGAGGAGAAATATGAAAGAAAAATGAAAGCGCGTGAGCTATGGTTTCAGATTTTGGACAGCCAGATGGAAACCGGTACTCCATATATGTTGTACAAAGATGCTTCAAATATGAAATCGAATCAAAAGAATCTTGGTGTAATCAAATCCTCAAATTTGTGTACGGAGATTATTGAATATAGCGACAAGGACGAAACCGCTGTTTGTAATTTAGCATCTATTAGTCTTAGTTCTATGGTAGATGAAAAATCAAACGAATTTGATTATGAAAAATTGGAAAAGGTGACAAGCATTGTTACCGAGAATCTGAATAAAATCATCGATGTGAACTTTTATCCGACGATAAAAACAAAACGTAGTAACTTCAACCATCGTCCAATCGGCATTGGCGTTCAGGGTCTAGCAGATGCGTTTGCTAAGATGGACGTTGATTTTGACAGCGATGAGGCTCAAAAAGTGAACAAAAATATATTTGAAACGATTTACTATTCTTCGTTGAAAAAGAGCAATGAATTGTCTCGCTCCAGAAATGCTAGTGTTTTGATTCTACAACAAGAGTTTATGTTTGATTTGTTCAAAAATATCCCTGGATATTTTGAATGGTTTGTAGAAGTGTTCCGTCATAACTATTATGATCCGGATTTTAAATATTTTAGTTGTGGCAATCCTGACATTGAAGAGCATGTAACAGAAAACTATCATTCGGCAAAGTCATGTATACGCGAAGTATTTGGTGCGGATTATTATAATGTTATCGATGAATACATCAAATCCCAAGAAGAAAAATATGGTACGAACGTTAACAAATACGAAGATATGGATACATCTATCAAAGATAAACTTGTTCAAAATATGCATAATGGAGCATACTCCACATTTGCTGGTTCGCCATTGAGTGAAGGTAAGTTTCAATTTGATTTGTGGGGAGTAGAACCAAGTGACACATATGATTGGGACGGATTGCGAAAAGAAATTGTTAAGTTTGGCGTAAGGAATTCCTTATGTGTCGCGCCAATGCCAACTGCGTCAACCGCACAGATTTTGGCAAATAATGAGTGTTTTGAACCATTTACAAGTAATATCTACTCAAGACGAACATTGGCGGGTGAGTTTGTCGTGATTAATAAATATTTGATGAAGGAGTTAAAGGCCGCCGGATTGTGGAGCGTTGACATGAAAAACGAAATCATTGAACAAAAGGGTTCTATTCAGAAAATAAATTCTATTCCACAGAAGATTAAAAACAAGTACAAGATTGTTTGGGATATGTCAATGAAGCGTTTGATTGATATGGCAAAAGAACGGGGTGCTTTCATTTGTCAGAGTCAATCAATGAATCTCTGGGTAGAAGACCCAAATTATAAAAATCTCACATCTATGCACTTTTATGCCTGGAATTCAGGATTAAAAACCGGGATTTACTATTTGAGGCGCAAGGCAAAGCACCAAGCACAACAGTTTACAATTGAACCGACAAAACAAATGTCAACCAATTTGAGCAGTGAAAATATTTCGCACACTCAACAAGAAGATGAAGTGTGTGAAATGTGTTCTGCGTAAAGCGTAAATGATTACTTCCAAAAATTAATGTAAAAATAGACAGAAGATAAAAATAAAATTATTGTTAATGTTTTGTATAGAAATGTTTGAGAAACAATATTTTTCATCACAATCAAAGAACCGATGTATATTCCAATTATACTAGAAAATATCACTCTTAGCGATACGCCCCATTTTATTTCAGACCAATAGTTTCTCACCCCTAATACTGATTGGGGAAGAAGTTGCATTAACATAGAAACTGAGACGGCTTGTTTGAAAGTAAGTCCAGTTTGAATTAACAATGGCACGCTGAGAATACCAGCACCAACACCTGTTGTGCACCCATACTAATTCCAACCCCGAGACCAATCAACAAATCACAATTATTTCGCAACATACAATTTATATATTTTTTATTTTGAATGATTTCCTATGAAATGGTGAATAACCATGTTGTCTGATACCTTCAATATGTGCCTTTGTTCCATATCCTTTATTTGATAACAGTCCATATTTTTCTTGATAATCTGGATTTTCTTCAACGAAACCTTTTATGTATTTGTCCCTAAACACTTTTGCCATGATTGACGCGGCGCTTATTTCTTTATGTAAACTATCGCCTTTAATGACACACTTATATTGAATAGGATACAAATTATCATTGTATAAATAAGTAAATGGTTTGAAGTAGTTACCGTCAACTAAAATTACAATACTTCGTAGCAAGTAATGATTGTCTACACCACGTTCTATATTTTGAGGGTGATTTATAATTTTATCGATAACATTATTTACACTTTTGTGCATGCTTCGCTGCGTTGCTTGTAATATGTTATATTTGTCAATTTCTAGATGATCGCAATAATCAACGCTATAATATTCACAATTTTGAATAATATATTCACTTACTTCATTTATTTTTTTTTCAGATGTAAACTTCTTACTGTCTTTTAGAACACTTTTGTCAAATAACTCATCATTTTCGGGCAATACAACAGCACCGGTATAAACTGGACCAAATAAAGGGCCACGTCCGGCTTCGTCGACGCCAATGATTATTGGTCTCTTTTCCGCCATGTGTTTCTTGTATTTATATAATATTCTTTATCGTAAATCAATTTTATTATATAAATTATATATATACATAATTTATATATGTTATTCAAAACAAATCTGGTTGAAATATTACTTTTATTGATTGTCACCATTATTTTTGCTTGGGTTGGTGTACACAAGAACATGGTCGTTGCTTATAATTCAGACATTATAGAAAGTATGGATACAGAAGCTGAAGTACCAAAATGCTCGGGGATGCCGAATGTTCCTGGTTGCCATGACGCGGTCATTACTGATTATGACCCATATAGCTACGACAGCAAATATATCTTGAAGACGCAAGTAGTTCCACCGGTTTGTCCTGCATGTCCTAGTGTGATCAACGCTCACGACCACGGAAATAATTTATACGATGGGATGGTAGATGAAAACGGAAATTCCATTATTCAAACGTCTACTGAAATAAACCAAGATACCCAAGTATCTAATTCTTCAAATGAAGAATACAGTAGTGTAACAAACGTTGAAAATACTACAATTAATAACAATGGCAATCGCGAGAATGGTAATCGTGAGAATAAAGTCAAGTCAAGTGACGATAAAACCAATTCAAATAATAATGTAAATTCTGGCAAAGATATGGTCGGAAACACCAATATCTTATCCGATCAAATTCTGAAACGCCAACAATCATTTTATGACCGCGAAAGTTCTTCAGAAAATGTATCTGGTCAATGTCCGCCTTGCCCAGCGTGTGAAAGATGTCCTGAGCCAGCGTTCACATGTGAGAAAGTAATTAACTACAAATCGCCATCATCAAAACAATACTTGCCCATGCCGGTACTGAACGACTTTAGTTCTTTCCCTTCAAGTTCTTCTTAATCTTTTGAGTCATTCGTTTAGTTTTACATTTTCGATTAACGTTAAATGTTTTACATTTTGTCTCCTGCGGAACAATCTGTATAACGCATTTTGATTTTACACCATATAACGGTTCAGTACACCCATTTTCTTTTTTTGGCTTGAAAGTATCAATTTTGATTGTTTTGTTGCATCTGGCTCTAAAATGCTCATATCTCTCTTTGACGCCACAGTAAGTAAGACCACTTTTTTTACCGAGCATTTTATTGATAAGTTCATGCAAATCATAAATATACTTTGAAAAAGTATGTCTATTTTTCATATACTTGTCTAAAAGCGGAAGTTTTTTAAAGTTCTGGACTAAATTGGTCCTACAATACTTACACGGCAAGACATATTTCAAGTTTTGAACCCAATTTTTATATTTCTTTTTTTGAATTTTTGTTGGATTGTTCGGATAATTAAAACTGATAGCGTGCAACGAATGCCATAGTCCGGGACCCCAAACCGCGGTCAACATTCCGTCTTTGCTTTTATAATCTTTTTTTGTAAATACTTTTTTTTGCTTTTTAATAGTTGCCATTATACTATTTTTAGAAACTTTTTTCAACGCAAAATTATATTGTATATTGTATTTGATGAACTTTATTTATAAACACGGTCAATGGTTTCTTCAATAAGTATATGAATCTGTCTAATAGGTGACGCAATATCAATGTTATATTTTGAAAAGATAACATCAAAATAATAAGAATGGTGATTTTCAACGATTTCGTATTTTCCGGTTTTTATATTTTTAACAATCATTCGTATTTTTGGTAATTATATATTATGAATTATATATATGGGATACATTTATACCATTTTACTTGTATCATTAACAGCAATTGGGTTGTCAATTTTGGCATATCGCGTCTATTTACACTCTCAAAAAAAAAAACCAAGCTATCTTGAGAACAACGAATTCAACGATAGTAAACAAACAAAAAAAGCAAACCTGTTATTTTTCTATGCTGATTGGTGTAAACATTGTCAAACCTCAAAACCAATCTGGGAAAATGTGAAAAAAGATACGAATTTTCTAAGATTCAACGTCAACTTTGTAGATATAGATGGTGATGACAATAATAACGAAAACCTAATGAAGATCTATAATGTAAAAGAATACCCCACCATAATTCTTGAGCGCGATGATAAAAAATACATTTTTGACGCTGAACTAGAAACCGAGACACTGTTGAGATTTATGTCCTCGGTTTATAATGTAAATTAATATTTTTCATGACCACATTTGTCGCACTCAAAGTATCGTTCATTGTGGTATTCTGCGTACCTAATATAATTGTGTTCACAGTTCATAATTATTTCTTGCCTTTTTCTGCGACTTTCATCTTGGATTCTTTGAAATAAACGTCTATATTCTTGAGTAACATTGTTGTATTCTTCGATTAATTTTTTTTCTAAAGATTGAAGTTCTTCAATAGTCAAGGTTTTCGCATTGAGTGAAGAGTTAATTTCTCCTATCAGTTCACTCATTTTTATATTGTTATATCTTACCATAACACTATAAACAAAATCAATTTTTATTTGTGTAATCATCATCTCCTGGATTTATTATTGTTTCGTTAATGACATCCCCACTTGCCGAGGTTTGTATTTTGTTAATAATAACATCTACACGTGCCGTGGTTTGACAACACGTGGCATAAGTCTCTTTTAGTGCTTTTAACCCGGTGACACTTTTTTTTAAACATGTATCTAAACGCTCTTTCATTTTATCATCTTCTTCTTTTAGTTTTAGTGCAGAGTTTATAACAAGATTAATTTTCTTTATAGTTTCATTTCTATTATCTTGACGGCGCCATCTTCTTATAAATTCGGGGACAATGCTTTCATATTCAATATTCAAATATGGTCCGCGAGATATTAGTTTTTGATTGACTTGTATTTGCTCTAATACTTTTAAATTGACTAATACTTCGTCTATATCCATATATTTATTAAAAATACTATAATATATAATTATGAACAATATACCTCGTTTGAATATAGACGAACTATATGAAACAAAACAAAAATCAGATTTACAAAAAGTGAATATTTTCAACAAATTATTAGAAAAGATTCACTATAAAATAAAGGTGGCGTCTAGACAAAGAATTGATAATGAATTTTGTTATTATGTCATGCCAGAGGTCCTTATAGGTTATCCAAATTACAATTTTGAAGAGTGTCTCTTATACGTGATATCGTGTTTGCAACGTGATGGATTTTTGACAAAATATATACATCCAAATCTAATTTTAATATCTTGGCGTCACGTTGTTCCGAAGTATGTTCGTGATGAATATAAAAATAAAACTGGGAAAGTAATAGACCAGTTTGGAAATACACTTGATAATAAAACGACAACTGAAAAATTTACTAAACTCATAGATACTCCAAAAACAGAAACATCTAGAACCGCAAATACCACCAAAAGTGACTACAAACCATCTGGTAAATTTATCTATGATAAAGACGTTTTGAAGAAAATCCAAGAAATATTATAACGTACAGTTCATTTAAGAGAAAAATGAAAGTAATGAACGTTGGGCGCCTTCCCCCCTACTTTCAATAGAATTATCTTTTTTTTGGTCAACATTACTGTTCAAACGATTTGTCGTAGAATTTCCTAACGAAATTTTATTTACTTCTTTGGTTTGTCCTCTTTTTTGAGCATTTTCAAGAAATTCTTTTTGCAAATTGTTGGGGGATTCTTGCTGCGTACTTACAGTTTCCTCACTATTGTTATTATTTGTTTGATTTATGTTATTGTTTGTTTGTGGTATTTCTTCAGATTGTATTGGTTCTCGTTGAGTTGGTTCTTGTTGACTCTCTTCTGCTTGTATTGGTTCTTCTTGACTCTCTTCTGCTTGTATTGGTTCTTGTTGACTCTCTTCTGCTTGTATTGGTTCGGACGACAAAGGACTGGGCACAGAAGTCATTTCCATTGGTTGTTCTGATTTGATAGTATTTTCAGATAAACCAACGTTACTGGTTTCAGTAGGTGACATTAGTGTTGTTGGTGGTTGTGATGTTAGTGGTGTTGGTGTTGGTATTGGTGTTGGTGGTGGTGTTGGTGGTGTTGGTGGTGTTGGTGGTGTTGGTGGCGTTTCAGTAATAATAGGAGATGGTTCGGGAATAGGAGGAGGTAGTGTTTTTTCAGTTGGAACTGGCATAGATGGTACCACCACTTCAGATTGAACCGAATTTTCTGGGGAAGTCATTTCAATATGTGACGTGGGAACTGTTTCAATATTATTGGATGTATTGGCAGGAACCGCGTTGGAGATAGTAGATGATTCTTGCGCGCTAGGTTTGTTTGAAACCTTAAACTGATTACTGGACATGTTTGGCATTTTAATTTTTTCATTGAGTAACAAATTCCCATTTAAGATAAGATTATTTTCACGCTTATTTGAATATTTGTTGGAGGCATTCAGATCATTATTCTTATTGTTTCCAGTAAAAGCAAAACTTTTGACTTGAGCTTCAACTAATTCACCATAACGGTTTTCATACATTTTTTCATACAATAACAATGCTTCTATGAAATTTTTTTCACAATTAGTATACATTTGAACAATGCAACTCTGCGCCATTTTCTGTTTCTCAGACAGTTTTTTCATATCTAGTTCTGGATGAATTGTGTATTCTAATTCAAACGAATCATCATCTTCTCCGGTTTGTTCGTGTTTCATAAACATTGATTTGAGAATATATAACAGTTGCTTTTTGTACGACCTAGTCCCTTGTTGTATTTCCTCGATTTTAGAAATATATTTTTGAAATAACACGTCATTTTTTGATACCAACAAATCTTCAAAATAATCGTTATTTTTACATCGTGGTAAATTATGAAAATCTAATAGTTCAATGTCTGAAAATGATGTTACATTTGCGGGCTTTTTCTTTTTACCTGTAAATATCCGGAAAAACAAAGCAACGTCGCGCTTGTACTGTTCTTCCATCTCTTTTGATCGTCCCGACCATTCTGATGTTTCTTCGTCGTACAAATCATAATATAAATTGTCTAACTCTTTAATACCGATCTCATTTGATAATTTAAAATCGCCTTCGTTGTTTTCTGGTATGTTCATCGAGCACAGTTCTTCACCGGGATTCATTACAATATAATCGCTGTTTTCATCTTGCTGTTCCAGTTTATTTTTTAATATAAACAGACGTCTCCTCACTAATGAAAGTGGGTTTTCTAAATGATATAACTTTAGTTTATTTGTAGCGAGGTCGACCATCTTCAAATCATCATAATCTTTGAGGTAAAAGTAATTATCCTCACCATTTTCATCTTTGTATGTATATTGCGGGTCAACAACAGAAACGATGCTACTGAACAATGTAAAGATTTTCACATAGAATTTGGAAATTATCAAGAGCGCCTCTTTTTTCTTATCTTCATTGTACAACAACGGTTTCATCTTTTCAAGCTCCGAAAAATAAACAAGTTCACCATGGTTAGTATTTTTTGGTTTAACATTTGTATTCGTAATTCGGTCTTTCAAAGCACCTATATCCAAATTTGTTAGTTTTTCATCAAGAATACGACATGTTAAAATGACAAAATTATCTCTATAGTCACTATCAGAAAATCGCAGCATGTCCACAACATTCTGCTTGAACATGTAGTTTGATGCAATTTCGTCAATGACCTTTAGTAAACTTTCGTTATTATTACCGGTATTGCCGATATTATCGGTATTATCATTATTGGTATCATTGTCATTATTATCTCTATTTCTTATATTATAAGACAGCGAATTTCCCATTATATATTATATACTATATTTTGAATTTATAATAAAATTGAAATAAATAATACTCATATTATAGAATAACAAATATTGTTGAAAATGTCCGACAAAAAACATCTTAAAAAAACTGTCAAAACCAAAAAGAACAAAAAGTATAAGAAAAGTAATTTATGGAAAATAATTGACGACGAAGAAGAAAATTCTTCTGAAAAAATAGAAATAATTTACGAAAAAGACAATGTAATCGAAACAAACATTTGTCAAAGTTGTCAGGACCCCCTCTACTTTAGTGAAGGGTTTTTGTTATGTTCAAATAATAAATGCGGGCGATTGTACAAAGACATGATAGATTTTAGCGCTGAATGGAGATATTATGGAGCAGAAGACAACAATATGGCTGACCCAACACGTTGTGGTATGCCCATCAACCCGCTATTAATAGAATCGTCGTTTGGATGTAAAGTAATGTGCGGCAAGTCTTCTTCTTATGAAATGCGAAAAATCAAAAGGTATACAGAGTGGCAAAGTATGCCATACAAAGAAAAGTCAAAATACGACGACTTTCAAACGATAACATTAATTGCCAAAAATTCAGGTATTCCTAAAATTATGATTGATGAAGCAATCCGTTATTATAACAAATTATCCGAAGCAAAAACATTTCGTGGACTCAATCGCGACGGCATACTTGCGGCTTCAATATACATCTCCTTTAGTAAAAATAAGAATCCGAGAACACCTAAAGAGATCGCAACAATATTCAATTTGGATAATACAAGCGCAACTAAAGGTTGTAAAAACGCAATGAATATTCTAAATGATTTAGAGATGCAAGTTGAAGAGCATGAAAAAACAATTATGACCAAGACGACCCCGTGTAATTTCATCGAGAGATATTGTAGTAAACTCAACGTAAACCAGGAATTAACTAAATTGTGCTTATTTATTGGCCAGAACGTCAAACAGCGCAATCTCATACCAGAAAACACGCCGCATTCAATCGCAGCAGGAATAATATATTATGTTTCTCTAAATTGCAATTTGAATATTTCTAAAAAAGACATTCATCATACAAGTAAAATAAGCGAAGTTACCATAAACAAGTGTTATAAAAAACTTGAAAATTATAGTGAATATTTAATTCCCAAGACAATTATAGAAAAATATAATATGTAGTCAATATAGACTTAGAGTCAATATTTTAGATGGACCTGGCTGGCAATTTAAAGTTAGCTTTCATTATACCATACCGTGAACGCAACGAACACAAACACTTCTTCGAAAGATATATGAAATATATTCTTGAAGATTACGACTCGTCAAAATATGTAATATTGTATATCCAACAAGACGACGATCTTCCGTTTAATCGTGGTGCGATGAAAAATGTAGGATTTCTTTACATTAAACAATTTTATCCAAAAAACTATACAAATATTACACTTGTCTTTAATGATATAGATACTTTACCATATTGCAAAAACTTGCTTGATTATGATACAGTGGATGGGAAAATCAAACATTTTTTTGGTTTTACTTTCGCTCTCGGAGGTATTTTTTCAATAAAAGGGTCTGATTTTGAAAAAATAGATGGGTTCCCAAATTATTGGCAATGGGGGTTCGAAGACAATGTGATAAATAAGCGCGCACTTGAAAACAACATTGAGATCATTCGTGATCAGTTTTACAAAGTTGGTTCTCATAAAATATTGCACTTTTGTGATGCGACGAATAAACTAATGAGTCGCAATGTTTTGAAAAAACAGTTTGACAAAAACTACGCCGAGAAAGATGGAATTTCTAAATTGAAAAATGTCAAATTTTCCGAAAAAGATGAAGAAAATATTGTTCATGTGACACATTTTGAAGGATTGTATGGTGACACGAGTGAAGAAGTAATCAATTACCCGCTGTCAAATGGCAGCAAAATAATAAATCCCGAACGCCGAAAACAAACCAAGAAATTATTATTTCTCTAGTTATCTCTTTGTTGATATTTCATTCATATTATCTCGTATTGCCTTAAAAATTTTCTGATTGGTTGTAATATTTTCACACTTCGGACTATTATCAACGCCGTTGTATTCTAAAATAATTTTTTCCACATTATTTTCATGCTCTTTCAACTTTTCTAGAATGGTTTCCTCCGAGTAATTCGTTTGTCTTTTGATCACGTTTAAGAACTCTTTTTTAGATTCTGTCATTATAATAACTATTTGTAGGTTTGTTTAAACTTATTATAAATAAATTATTTTTATTCTTTATCTCTGTATTATATATAATGCTTATTAGCTCATTTTGCTCGCCAGCAATTGTCTATATTGTCTTCTCGTTCGTTCATATTTTGATGTCCATATTCGATGGCGATAAGAAGGGTGCGTTTTTACAAGCCTTGATGGGATTATTGTTAACATTACTTTTGCAGTTTTTATGTATGAACGGACTATCATTATTGTCGTGGATTATTGCGTTCCTCCCATTGATATTTTATACTTATATGGTGATTCTACTTTACAGTATATTTGGAAAGGGGTATGACGGTGATAAAAAATGAAAACTAGATAAATAATGAATTAAAGATTTCATTGAATATTATTTATTACCAGTCAATGAAATCTTTTACAAAGTTAAATAGCAGCTGGACTTTTTACTTGCACTTACATGACAACCGCGAGTGGAATCTTGAAAGTTACATCAAAATACTTGAGTTTGATGACGCTGAAAGTGCGATATTATTGAATGATGAAATAAATTATGATTTGATAAAAAAATCAATGATATTTGTTATGAGATGTGATGTTAAACCCATGTGGGAAGATGAAAATAATAAGGATGGTGGTTGTTTTTCGTTTAAAATCGCAAGCAAAGACGTTGAAAAAATATGGAGAGAAGTATATTATAGATTAGTCGGTCAATCATTGACAAAAGAACAATGCCATTACGAAAATATAAATGGAATTACAATGTCCCCGAAAAAAAAGTTTTGTATTTTGAAAATATGGATGAAAGATTGTACACTAGAAAATCCAAATATTTTTGTCAAGATAAATAACTTAAAATGCGACGGTTGTCTTTTTAAAAAGCACTCTCTGGAATATTAATAAGACATTGTGATTTTTCCTTTTTCGTTTTTACTGGTAGACGAATAAAGTCATTGTTTATATATTGTGTGAGATTTTGGTATTTTTGAATATTATATTTCTTCTTGTTATAATAAGTTTTACGTTTATTAAACTGTCTTTGAAAAATATCGTGTTTGTCGACAATGTCAATAACAAGAGGGCGTTTGTGTTTGCTGCGCAATATTCGTCCCACGCTTTGACACACATCTGTTTTAGGCGTTGCCATACAAAGTGTCGTAAGGGTTTTGATATCAAGTCCTTCGGATGCCATTGCATAAGTGGCAATAATTATTTTTTTTGTTTCACTTTCTTTTAATTGTTCTTCTTTCATTCCACCAATATATAGTCCAACGCTTTTTTCAAACACTTGTGCTTTGTGAAATAATTCGGCGATTAAACTTTTGTTATGCGCAAGTATCATAATTTGTTGTTCATAATTGTCTTTTAATTCGTGATGGATAACATTCAAAATCATACTTGTTCGGGATTCATTGGAACATATTTTTGATATCATCTTGCTATATTGAGGGTTTCCCTTGAAATCAGTTTCAACATTATTGTATTCATAATTATCTGGGTCTTCAAAGTAAAGGGCTTTGATGAGAACTTCTTCCTGACTTTCGCTCTTTTCTTTGTGAACGACCGGTCCAATAAACCACTTGAACACTTTTGTAAGACCATCTTTTCGCGTCATGGTTCCACTCAGACCAAGAATATGATTTGTGTTAAGGCGAATCATTACCTGTGAAAATACTTCTGCGCTAAGGTGATGGCATTCATCGTAAACAGTCAATCCAAATTGGTTGACAATATCTTCTGAAAAATCCTTTGTTGATAGTGTTTGAAGCATACCAATAACAATATCTTTTCCTTCAACTTCTATTGTCTTTCCTTGTATAAATCCCACATTTGCATCTGGTAGAAATTGCTGAATACGTTCTTTCCATTGATTCATCAAAAATGTCTTGTGAACAATAACAAGTGTTTTTTTCTTTATTCTAGAAATAATATTTAATGCCATTACGGTCTTTCCTTTACCAGGTTCAACGTCTAACAAACCGCCGCCACTAGTTTCTATATGTTTGATATATTTGTCAATAATATTTACTTGATAGTCAAACAACGAACCATTAAAATTAATATTTATGGAATCTCCTTGTGAAATATTAATTTTAGAAACAGAGCCATATTTTTCTATTCCGAAATGCCTTGGTATATAGATTTTATTTGTGGATTCGCGATAAACTGGATACGATACTGAGCAACTATACCCCGGCATACCCGAGTTAGGTTTGACCGTTAATTCATTTCTTAATTCATACATTTCTGATTGGCTGAGCGTATTTTTTTGTATACTGTATCCCTTTTTTCCAATGTAATACCTTGTTTTATCTTTTTCAGACATTACGAAATGGGGTTCACGCTTTATTATAGGGTTATTTTTTTATATATTCTCAATATATAAAAGAAATAAAATGATGAAAAATGTCAGAAAAATGATTAATGCTGATGTAGTTGTTGCCGTTTTATTAGCAGTTCTTATTATTTTTGAGTTAAAAGTAGAAGAAGATATTAGACATTTTATGAATTCTGCGTTAGGACTGTTGTTATGTTCAGTTTCTATCGTGTTAATGTTTATTTATTTAAATCCACTTGTTGCTCTTTTGTTTATTGTTTACTTTTACGAAAACGTAAGACATGATAATTTGCAATCTGGGATGTATGATAAATACACCAACAAAAATGTTTTGGACGCTTTGATGAAAACAAAGAAGATTACACAAAAGAAACAAGATGTTGTTGAGATTGAAACAATCAAAAAGATGGCGCCTATCATTCAAAAACGCGAAAATATGTTATCTTTTAAACCAAATAATTACAATGAAAGAAGTTATAAAATTATTTAATTATTTGTATATTCAGCTTCCCGCGGGTTTTTTTTGGGTTGCATTTTCCTGCAATTTTCTATGTAGGTAATTTAATACTTGAAGGAAGCAGTACGAACCGAGTAAAACGATTGGAGAAAACGCTTGTTGATTAGCCAGTCTTAAGAAAGATATAAATGAGAATATTAATCCAATCCCTACGACAAAACAAATGAAATTCCTTGCATAATGGTCTTTTACTAAACCAGGAAAAATGAGATTTGCTATTGCTTTTCCATCTATTGTCTTATTATCCTGGTCATACATTTCTTTGATATTATTAATGGCAAATACCAAGAATATAGTAACGCCAAATGCTATGTATACGGGCGTTAACATTTTTTCGTCGTTTTCAGAATTGCTTACAATAAATCCGATGATGAAAAGGACAAAGTATAGCACATTAAGAGAGGGTGTAATCATCCTCCTCCAGCCATCAGATGATTGTTTCGCATAATTCGCGATATATAATATTAATGGAAACAGCACTAGAAGACCGCCGGCTAATGAGAATGTTAAAACAAAATTATTAACAGTTTCGCTTGTAGTAAAAATGTCACCGATTGTTGGTATAAGTTCGTAAGACATAGATTTAAGATTTTTTATTTCTGTTTCGCTATCACTATATGGCGAACATTCAATGACAATATCATTATCTCGTGCGCTTGCCATTTGATATAATATATATATATATAAATTATATAGATTATATTGTTTGATGTCCGACGATAACTTTTTCGAGCTGTACAAAATAAATATTGCATGTTATTACAATTCCAAATTAATATTGAAAATCATAAACGATGATTCTACAAATATTTCGCCAACAGTAATAGAAATGATTGGAAGTTACGAGTCAAATAGCAAAAAAATAAAAATATTTGATAATGAAGTTTATGATGAACACTATAGATACGTAAAAACAATATTGTGTAAACTATTCAGCGAAAAAGAAGAACCATCGTCCTTGTTTAAAAACTTACGCTCTGAAGTTGCTGAAGTTGCCGATTGGACCCAAAAAAAATTAATTCCATTTATACATACCATTACTAGTGGCGCGACAAAATTGGACCAAGTTGTACGTCAGCGTTTCGAACCTGATGAAGACGCAAAACGATTCAAGGAATTTTTTGATAAGGTTGTCAAAGAAGTATTTTTAATAAATGAATAATAATCATTCTTCTTCGTCTTCGTAATCATCGGCTTCGTAATCATCTTCTTCGTCATCATATCCTTCGTCATCAGATTCTTCCCCGTATTGTTCTCCGACCACCCCTTCTTTGCCATAGTTTTCGTATCCTTCACTCATCCTATCGTTTAAGGACTTTTTCGTCTTTTTTTTTGCTTTGGGCTTTTGTTTATCGTCTTCTGGATCGTCCGAATCTGTTTCATTCGAGTGGTCCTTGAACCGTTCTACTACTTTTGCGATGTATTCGCTATCAGAGTCATTTTCATTCGTTGATATTTCACTCAGTCTATTATATAGTGATAATATGTGTTCAGCATTTTCTAAACTATCTATTTCATTATCTTTGATGCTAATAACCGGTTTCACAAAATCTGTATAGAATTCGTTTCCTTCACTATCGTCTTCGGACGGCGCATCTTGAATTGTTTCAACAAATCTTATAAATTCTTTCATATTTGCGTTTTCAGCAAATCCTTCGCGACCACTCATCAATAATCTACGAAGATATATTAGAACATTAACTAAAATTAATGGTACCAGTAAAACAGAAATCATATTGGTTGTTTTCAAATATACGAGCAACGAAATGACCAAAAATAAAAATAGAGATTCATTGTCTTGGTTATTGATAAAAACAAACAGATTTATTAGTGTTAACGCTAATACTACATATAGGGTACTCGTAGATTTCAATGATTTTACACCCATCTTCTTTACGTTTTTGAACATTTTCAGTAGATCTTTTTGAATTTTACTTCTGACCATCTATAATATAGATATATACAAAATTTTATTCACAAAATACAATACAATGCTTTTATTTCATTTTTTAAATGAATGTCGTCTTTATTGTTGAATTGTTCACGTTCTAAATAAGTTAAAATGTTCAAAATAGTATTTCTTTTTTCATCATTCAAAACCTGTTTTTGAAGCAGTTTTTTAATTAGTTTCATTTTGTTATTGTCGTGCGGGTTGATTTGTGACTGCTCCATGAAGACACTACTATACGTTCATATTTTAAATCAAGAATTTTGATATAAAAAAATCTTGTCTTATATTATTTAGAAGACCCTTTCTGTCAAAATGTCCAAAACAATCATTGAACCGCTTCTTACCGAAGATGATAACAGATTTGTAATGTTTCCAATTAAAGATGATTCAATTTGGAAAATGTATAAGAAACAAATGGATTGTTTTTGGAGGGCTGAAGAAATAGATCTTTCTAAAGATCTTGAACACTGGAACGACCTTACAGACAATGAGAGGCATTTCATAAAAATGGTCTTGGCGTTCTTCGCGGCCTCTGATGGAATCGTTTTGGAAAATATCGGCGTAAGGTTCATGACAGAAGTTCAATTAGCTGAAGCGCGCGCATTTTATGGGTTTCAAATCGCAATGGAAAATATTCACTCTGAAACATACAGTTTGCTGATTGATACATACATCAAAAATAAAGCAGAAAAGGACAAACTTTTCAATGCTATTAATGAATTTGGATGTATTCAGAAAAAAGCTAAGTGGGCAACAAAATGGATTGATGACAAGCGTTCAAGCTTTGCGACTCGCTTAGTTGCGTTTGCGTGCGTTGAAGGAATCTTTTTCAGCGGTAGTTTTTGCTCTATTTTTTGGCTAAAAAAACGCGGCTTGATGCCCGGTTTGACATTCAGCAACGAACTCATTTCCAGAGATGAGGCGCTTCACACAGAATTCGCCGTATTGCTATATAACAAACTAGAGAAGAAACTATCAAAGAAGAAAATTAAAGAGATTATTAGCGAGGCGGTTGAAATTGAAAAAGAATTTATTTGTGACGCACTTCCGTGTCGCCTCATTGGAATGAACTCTAATATGATGGGACAATATGTTGAGTTTATGGGCGATCGTCTTGCGGTGCAACTTGGAAATGAAAAAATTTACAACGTGTCAAATCCATTTGACTTTATGGAGATGATTTCCCTTGAGAGTAAAACCAACTTCTTTGAATCTAGGGTGAGTGACTATGCGTTAGCAACAAAAAGTGGTAAAAACGATGCATTCGAAATGAGTTCGTTTGATTTTTAAAAGTGTTTTTTAAACTCATAGTCTAAAATTAATGACATTTTCCCTCTGTATCCGGATAAAAATTGTATAAACAGAAATGACAGTGTTATATTGACAACATTGTTAAATGCGTCTAGTGGTACAAAATCCTTGTTTATATTTGCACTTATTGACGGCATCAATAACAAAATTTTTCGTATATAAAACAGTGTTATTATGATAATAAACGTTTCAAGCATTACAGCAGCGCATAATGTAATAAATCCTAAATGAGAATTGTCTTTATTATTGCGTTTATCCAAAAAGTAAATATATGTTTTCTTGAAAAATTGCTTGTTCATAAAATAAGCAAAAATGGTAACCAAAATGAATCCAAAAAAATTGTATTGAAGCATCTCTAATATTTTGAGTTTTCGGATTGAATCAAAGTCAGTTAGTTTGTGAAGTCTTTTTTGAAAATAGGTCTCTAATTTAGGCATTGTATATTATATAATGTGAAAAATATATACTTAAAGATTCTTTCATTTATAAGTATATATTTTTGTTATGAATCATGAGCCATATGTTGTCATGATAAAGACTGTTCAGATAGCACCATTTAGAACTCTGATGGTCGCGCTGAAAGACATATTGTTAGAAACAAATATAACATTCCAAAAAGATGGAATCCGAATCATTAATATGGACAAGTCGCAAACGATTTTGGTTCACATGCATTTACAAGCTGAAAACTTTGAATATTATCAATGTAACAAAGAAAAAATCATTGTAGGTGTCAACATGTTACATTTATTTAAACTTATAAATTCAATCGATAATGAAGAAACTCTTAGCATTTACATAGAAGAAAAAGATTACAATGATGGAATTGTTGAATACTTAAATCTAAAATTCGAAAATAAACACATCAAACAATGTAAAATACAAAAGTTGAAACTGATTGAGGCCGAGCAAGACGAATTAACTGTTCCTGATGTCGCTTTTAGTTCCATCATTAATATGCCGTCGGGAGATTTTCAGAAAATTATTCGCGATCTGAATAATATTTCAGATCGTCTTGAAATAAAATCTGTAAATAATCAATTGATCTTTAAGTGTGACGGACCATTTGCTAACGCGGAAATTATACGTTCAGAAAGCGATGGTATGGGATTTATTCAAAAAAATAATAACATCATTCAAGGCGAATTTTCATTGAAAAATCTGAATTATTTTATAAAGTGTACAAACCTATGCAATCAAATTGAGATGTATCTTGCAAATGATTTACCTTTAATTGTCAAATACAATGTTGCGTCTCTGGGAGCAATTAAATTGGGACTAGCGCCAATACCAAATATTTCTTGATTTATAGTTCTTTTCATTTATTATATACTCAATTTATATAACAAATGAAATATTTCAAAGACAGACTGTTTTATGGAGCAATATCTTTGGTTTCTTTGGGAATACTATTGAAAACTTATCAGTATTTAACCAAATTAGAAAATTGCGATTGTTTTAATAATGCTCGCGCTTACAATAGTTTGAAAGTAAATGTTGATTTTTTGAAAGCATATCAAATATTTGAGATATTTTTGGTTGCGATGTTTGTTACAATATTTTTCTTTTGTAAGCCTATTAGAAATGGTTATGATAAGAACGATTTGTTACCAAACTTTTTAAAATCATCGGTAATATTACTATTAGCTTTCGTGAATGGATACATGGGTTATAATGTATTTTTGCTTTATAATTTGTCGAAAGTCAGATGTAAATGCATAGATAAGTGGCAAAAGTATTTCATATATCTTCAGGGTGTGATGGGTTCAATCGCATTTTTGCGGATTGTTTTCATGTTATTTTTAACTTTTTTGTTGATTATTACGACGCATTATTCTTGATTTGAAATATAATTAATGTAAGATTGAAAATAGATTTTACTGATTCTATATTCAGTTTTTGTCGTCGAAACATATTTTTTGTATATTGTATTCAAACTGTCTTCAATATTGATGTTAAACTTTTCAATAAATGATTTGATTTCCTCCTTCTTGTCCCACAACTTGCATTTGACATTGTTAATTATTTTGTTATCAACAATATCATGATGTGAATAAAAACATTGTAATATTAACTTAATTAGTTGCTCGTTTAAATTATTCTTTTTGTTAGTACCGTGCTTGTTATATAAGAATAATATTTCATTTATTTCGAGATTTGATTCTTCTTCGCACGATTCAAAATTTTCGCTCCAGAAAACCTTAAAGTCTTCCACATGTGGTAAATCAAAACTGTAGTATCCAGTCAAAATGTTATTGTTGCTTTCTTTATCATAATTTCGTCCCAAAAAAGCGAACAAACCTGATAAAAATTCACTGTAACTAGCGAAACTGTTGACAAATATATCATTTTCGTATTTAAATTTTTTCCATAGAAATACAAGTTGTTTTTGTTGCACGCATTGGTTGTCTTCCTGGATGATATGTTCCTCTGTAAATTGTTTTATGATTTTATCTTTATCGACATCAAGATAGTGTATGATTTCTCTGGTTTCGTGTAAAACATTTTCTGACTCTAGATAATTATCAATAATATTATACCTATTGTAATAATAAATAGATACAATAATCATATTGATATATTGTTGTTCACTTATTTTAATATTGTTGCTATTAATCTTTGATCCTGGAATAACATATTTTTTTAAAGTCGTAGTGTGATGATCTTGAGTGAATTTGAATTTAAAACAACTAAACAAATTTGTGTTACAAAAATAAATGGATATTTTTTTATTTAACTCAACTAAAAATCCCTTCATATTTGCACGGATAAAGATGAGAAAATCATTGTCTACTTTTTTCTGCAAAATAATCCGACCAATAGTTATAAGGAAACATTTGCTATATGCTTTTTTATGGAAAAATGTTTCGTTTAACAATGAAAGAGTGCTTTGAATCGTGTTTGAATCCGGAATAGACTCATAGATGTTGTTGTCTTTTATTTGCTTGATAATCTTGATTTTTAAACTATTTTTTTCATTAATGTCGGCGCAAAAAATATTATTGCTGAGAAACTCTAATACTAAAAACAATAAATTGTCTTCGTTCATAGATATAAAATTGTCGCCAATATAGTTGTAATATAACTGACTCGTTTTGTTATAGTAAATATTGTGATTCCTCTCAAAATACTGCAAAACTTCTTTTTCGGTCCTCTTTAACTTATTCAATTCTTGGAGTTTTTCATAATAGTTCTCAAGTAATAAAATGAAATCTTCTTTTTCTTTATCACAAGAAATATTTTTCTTTATTTTTTCAATCAACTGATTAATTTGCGAAGAATTAGACATACATAACTAATATTCTAAATTATTTAAATAGAATATTAATAAAAATATATTATGGATTCTGGGCAAGACAATCAAAACCCTGTATCTACACAATCATTGTTTTTCAACAAAATTAATACAAACCTAAGTGATTACACGGCCAATGATATATTCAAACTATTAGAAATGAAAATAGACGATTACCATGATTACGAATCATTTAAAACAGATGCCGACGAAAAGATAAACAAGTATGTTGAAATATTCGAAAAATATAAAAATCAAAAATTGATCAATTTTTTCGAAGAAATACGGGTCTCTCTATTTGGACAAAAAAATCTAAATGATAATATGACAGAAGCTCAAAAATTATTAGAAATTTACACACAGCGCGACGAAGATGTCATAAATTCTCAGAATATGAATATTATTCATAATAATCTCAATGTTATCCGTGAAAATGTGACAAAACTATTGACGGTTGATAGTCGCTTTCGTAAGAATTATTTAAATTCATTGTCTACCGATTTTGACATTAACATCCCTTATATTATCAACAACGTTACAGAAGCGAGACTCTCTGATATTGAGTTTCCAGCTACATTCTATCCATTTCAAGAAGAATTTGAAAATAACTATATGTGGTTGAAGTATACTTATAATTATAGCACAACCCCCGATAATTCTATCACCGAATACATTTATTTCTATATTACACCGGGTAATTACTACCAAGACACATTATTAACAAACCTGCAAACGGTGATTGACAATCAAGGACTACCTATTACAATCAACCACGATTTAGATTTTGAGAATGATGGTGGTGTTGGTGATGGTACAGGTAAGTTGACGATTGAATATAGTGGCGATACCACGAATACAGTTGTCATTACTGAACTAGAATTGAATTTCAAAGCGGCCAAAATATTGGATAGTGAATATAATTACAATGCTTCACAAATTATAAAATCAACTGATGATAAAATAAGCAAATATTACAACACCGACTCGGCAATTGACCATAATCAGAGAATGGGGTGGATGTTAGGATTTCGCGACTCATTGTATACAGGGTCAACTTCTTACACAGGTGAGGGACAATTGGATATTATTGGTCCTAGGTATATTTATTTGTTAGTAAATGATTTCAATAATTCGTCTAACGTAAACTTTTTTTCAAATAGTGAAACAAGTTTATTAAGTGATAATATTTTTGGTAGAATATCATTGAAAGCCGGAGCGTTCTCAGTCCAATCGCAAAATGATTTTAGTGTTTATGGTGAACCAAGGTATTTTTTCGGTCCAGTCAATATTGACCGGCTCAGTGTAAGAGTTATCGATGAATTTGGACGGACTGTTAATTTGAACGGGATGGATTTCTCTTTTTCTATTCAAATGACCGTCAAACACGACGTTTCAAAAACAAGTTAATTTGGTTTTAAATATGTGATAAATGCTCTTGTCTTTATAGTATGTTTTGTAATTTGTATATTTCTTAAGATGGTATAATAATTTGTCTTCACTTTCACAATTTGTATCAAGATTGCTCCATGGCAACGGTTTCAGACCAAACAAGAAACATACAATATAAAAACAAGAAATAAAGTCGTCTTTTTCCCGATAATTGTATTTTTGGAGATGTGTATTATAACTGGAAAACAAAATACTTCCGATCCTTTTATTGTATACTTTGTCACTTAGTTTAGTAGCGAACCCCAAATCAATCAGGTAAATTTCATTGTGTTTAACCATGATATTATCTGGTTTCAAATCGCGATGAACATATCCACAGTCATGGAATTTTGCCACAATATAAGCAAGTTTTTCAAAGATAAGTTTCGGTGTAAATTGTGATTCTTGGGTTTCGATTCCACGTTTTACATAAGTTTCCAAATTACACGATATATAATCCATTACAATATAATTGCGTTTATCAATAATTCCAAAAGATTTAATGTTGACAAAACTAGAATCGTTTTGTTTCAACAAAGACAAATAAACGTTGATTTCATTTTGAATCAACTTTTTAGAATTTTCGTCGTGGTCAAACTTAATCGCAACAAAGTTGTCTTTTGAATGATGTTTTGCTTTGTAAACATTTGAAAAGGCTCCACTTCCGATTTGCTCTATCAGTTCATATTTGTTTTGGATAAGCATGTAAATAAAAAGACAATCTTACTTGTATATCTTAAAAAGGCATAAAGCTTTAAGCCTATATAGATTGTATAAAATGGACGATATTCACAACTTCAAGACCTATACAAATAACAATTTTCAGTTTAGCGATTTTCAAACTGAAGCATGTTTATCGATTGTTCAAGATAAACATGTTTTAGTAACGGCTCACACTGGTTCGGGAAAAACATTGCCGGCAGAGTTTTCTATATACTACAATATCAAAGTGAAAGGGAAAAAGGTTATTTATACTTCACCAATCAAAGCACTGAGTAATCAAAAATATAAAGAATTTTCAGCAAAATTTCCGGATATTGAGGTCGGTATTTTGACGGGCGATATCAAACACAATCCCACCGCCGATTTGCTTATTGTCACAACAGAAATTCTTCAGAATCACTGTTTCAAGACCAAGAATAAAGGGTTATATTTGGATTTCAATATTGATTTGGAAAACGAACTTGGAAGTGTTGTGTTCGATGAAGTCCACTATATTGATGATGTCGACCGCGGAACAGTGTGGGAACAAACAATTATTTTACTCCCAGACCATATCCCTTTTGTAATGTTATCTGCCACAATTGGTAAAAAAGAACATTTTGCGAATTGGATTTCAACTATTACAAATAAAGAAGTAACAATCTGTAGTAGTGATAAACGAGTCGTTCCTTTATTGTTTTATGAGTTTTATGCGTTGCCTGATAAATATATTAAGAATATCAAAGATAAAACAAAAAAAGAAATGTTTGTAAAAAAGACAAATACGAAACTAAATACAATCAAACAAGGAAGTAATTATAATTATAACCATTTATTACTTACCAAGAAATGTAATACTGAACTTACAAAAGACAAATTTCGGGTTCATGACAAATTTGTTATTAATGAATGTCTTGAACACTTGAAACATAATGATATGTTTCCTTGTTTACTATTTGTATTTTCAAGAAAGCAGGTTGAAAATATATCGAAACAAATATTCGTTGATTTGTTTTTACCGGACGAGAAGGATTACATGATTCGCCCAGTTTTCACAAAGATGCTCGTTCAGAAGCTAGATAATTGGAAAGAATATGTCAATCTACCTGAATGCGAATTTTATATTGAATTATTGGAAAAGGGTATTGGTATCCACCACGCCGGAATGCTACCAGTTTTCAGAGAAATTATTGAGATGTTGTATGATGAAAAATATATTAAAGTGTTGATTGCGACCGAAACATTTGCAATTGGATTGAATATGCCAACGCGAACTGTCGTTTTTAATTCGCTTTTCAAGTACGATGGTAATCAAATGCGACTTCTTCAAAGTCACGAGTTCATTCAGATGGCGGGGCGAGCCGGTCGTCGTAATATTGACAAAATTGGACATGTAATTTTGCTGACAAATAATTACAAACCATTGTGTGAATCAGAATATAATTCTTTGTTTCACAATAAACCCAAAGTACTCAGTTCAAAGTTCCGTATCACGTATAATCTAATTTTAAATTATCTTGAGAATTTTACAACAAACGACTTTGTAGAAATGATTCAAAAATCTCTTATGAATACAGACATTGTAAATCAAATTGATGTCTCGAAAAAAGAGATAGTTTCTTTCAATGAAAAGATTTCTCACTTCAATGATTTGCTAGTCCCGAATATCATTGATGAGTTTCAAAATTACGACCGTTTGAAAAATAAATATGGAATGGTAAGTAATAAAGAAAAAAAACAGATCAAACGGGAAATTCAAGCAATTGAATCAGACAAGCATTTTTCTAAATATGGTTTGTATCAAAATTACATGGAACTCGTAGGAGTATTGGAAAAGGAGGAAACCGTTCTTAATTACGCGTCTACATACGTTGAAACTCAAATCAATGTATTGTTTGATATATTGAAAGTAAACGGTTATGTAGATTCGTCCATGAAAGCAACGCCAATGGGAATGAACGCGTCTTATATACACGAAATACCGTGTTTGGTATTCTGCGATCTATACGGACATTGCGATAAATTTGAGAATTACAGTGAAACGCAAATCGTGTGTTTGCTCTCTTCATTTTATGAGCTAAAAGTCAAAGATGATTACAAAACGCATTATCCGAGTGTTATGAAACAAGAATTTGCATTTATTGAAGAACGATTGAATCATTATAAAGACAAAGAGTTGCCATCAGAGTTATACATTACGTGTAAATTCAATATACAATATGATTTGATTGATTATATTGAGAAATGGTTCAACGAGATCGAAACAATTGATGATACACGATTCTTCTTTCATCAATTAACAAGCGAGTTGGATATTTTTACAGGAGATTTCATTAAATGTTGCATGAAACTGGTGAATATGTGTAATGAATTGATTGTGTTTTGTGAAAATGATAATAATTATTCTTTTCTAGAAAAAATAAATAATATCCAACGCAAACTTCAAAAGAGTATTGTGTCTAATAAATCTATGTATGTGTAACTAATTCAGAGCCACAAATATCTCATCTACTTTCGCAATATAAAATGCCATTGCTACTGATTTTTCAATATCTTTGTTCATATTCCAGGCTTCCCACTTGGCGCGTTGTTTCAAACTAAACTTGGACGGTTCTTCTACATTACAATTACCAACTGTAGCCTGTTTATACATTCCATATAAATATAACAAGTCCTTGTCACTAGGAGATTTTACCAACGTTTTGACAAGCAAGCACGACATATTGAATTTATTTTCTAAATTACTTTTGCTCATATTATTCAAAATATTTAAGTATCTTTAAATAAATATTATTTCATTGAAGAAAATCCCTCAAATTCTTCGTTTTTAAAACTGAATTGCGACCATCCGTTATTTGGATATTTCCCATATTTACATTCAAAATATTCGACTAGATGTTTACCGGGTGGTTGTGTCTGTCCTACAAAACGAAAACGAAAACTAAACCATTCTTTGAATTTTGAAATAAGATCTCTTTGTTTTACAATGTGACCGGTTTCACTAGGATTTTGATTAATAATAGAAGTATGAAATTCGTCTATAATAGAAATTCCGTTTATTGATTCATCTACCAGTTGTTCCCTATAATTTTTAATCATAAATTCCATATTTTTCAATAAATAGTCCATATGCTCTACTTTTTTAGTACCTTCAATATTTTTAGAAAGTTCTATACATGTTAGTGCATTCATTTGAGTTTTGATATAGGTTTTGAAATCCTTAGTATCCATTTTTGTGCTTGAGTTAAAATATGGAACGAAATCTAATTCAATTTTATTCGAAATATAAATCTCCGCTTTTTTGTTTTTACTTTTTTTTATTTTTCATGAAATTAAATAATGAAGTTCCCCCCCCCTCCAAAAAAAAAATTATTTTCTGTTTTTACGGCTAATTTTTTGTTCCTTTTTTATTTATGGTAACAAAAACTATATTTATTTATATGATACACCTTACCATATAAATAACATTTATTTTATGAAATTCAAAAAAAAGAACAATTTGTTCCTTTTAGGAACAAAAAGGAACAAAAAGGAACAAAAAGGAACAAAAAAGGAACAAAAAAGGAACAAAAAGGAACAAAAAGGAACAAAAATCACTTAAATATAATGTCTACTATTTTATATATGAGTAAATATTACTGTAGTCACTGCGTATATGATGCGAAAGTTAAAGGGAATTATGTCAGACATTTGAAGACAAAAAAACACAAAATGTTAGCCAAAATTAGCCCAAAATTAGCCAAAATTAGCCAAAAATTAGCCATAATTAGCCCAAAATTAGCCGCCGTAGATACCAGAAGTTATGAATGTAAATATTGTGATAAAAATTTTAAACATCACTCGTCCTTGTGTAAACACATCAAATATACATGTAAGAAAAATAAAGATGAAGATTTTCAAGAGCTTGCTCGCCTGTTGAATGAAAAAGATAGGCAGCTCGTATTAAAAGATACACAAATGGACAAGCAACTCGCGCTGAGAGACAAAAAGATGGAAATGATGCAGAAACAAATAGACAAATTAACAAACAAACTTCAAATACAGAATATTAATCAAGGAAATATCCAAAATAACAACAACACTATTAATATTCAAGTTTTGAACCATCAAGATACAGACTATAGTCATCTCACACCAATAGATTATATTAGCTGTATAAAAGATTGCAACAAGTGTGTAAAGACGCTAATAGAAAAGGTCCATTTTAACACCAACAAACCAGAAAATATGAATATATACTTGTCCAATATCAAAGGTAAATATCTTATGGTCTACAAAGACAATTCGTGGCAAATACAAGACAAGAAATTACAGATAGATGACTTGTATGACTATAATGAGTTTGTGTTGGAAAATTGGTATGATGATTACAAAGAAAAATATCCAAGCATTATTGACTCTTTTCAAAAGTATTTACAGAACCGTGATGAAGATGAGGTATTGAATAACATAAAAGAAGAAATACTTGTCATGTTATACAACAAAAGAAAGACAATTGATGGAATTTGAAATGTATTCAAAAATAATATAACATTAGAGTAGATGTTATGAAGATACCTAAATTATATCTTGCTACTTTGTTCAGCATCAAAAATAGCTATTATTATTCAATTACTAAAAACATGAACGGAATAATTCAAATCAATGGTTCATATTCTGCGGTCCACTATGACAAAAATTATGACCCATTGAGATACGGGACAAAGGCGCGAAGAAAAGTCAAATATTCTTACCATAAGAAAGGTCTTATTGAAGATCACCATCTGATACCAAAAGAATTTCACGAACATACTTTGATTCAAAATATTCGCTTTGATGTTGGATGCAGCAACAACATTTATGTTCTACCATCTATCTCTTATAGGGAGAGCATTTACAATAATATAGTTAACAAAGATGAAATTATATATCATACAAGCCATCGCTTGTACAATAGTTTTGTTAAAGAAGAGCTTGCCAATATATGTAAAATAAAAAGTGAAGATGAGCAACAATATGAATTTTTACTATTTTTGGATTATCTAAAATTGTCTTTTGATACGAACGATAGTTACATAAAATCCTTGTTCTCGGACATATAACATAATTGAAGCTTGATTTTATTCTTGTCTTGTTCTTGATTCATAAAGACAAATAGTTGGAAGAAATGAGAACTATAATTGTCTAGATTTTGCAGCACTGTAATATATGTTGTTAGTTTTAAAAATGGTAGATAAACCATGTATTGAAATTTACCATCATACTTCTCCAATTTGTCGAAAACATAACCTTCGTAACTTTGAATAATATTATTTTCTTTGTTGTACAAATATTGCGAATAAATTTTACATTTTGACTGAACTTTTCGTATTGTTCTAGATGAAATATTTATATATTCGAGTTGTTCTGGAGTTGTCCAAAAGTCGTAGAATCTCTTCGCTTTATCTATGGCATTCTTCTCTAACATATGTTCTAAAAGCGCAATATTATTTATGACGTCAACTATTCTCCTTATAGGTGAAGAAGCTTGTAAATACAAATCGTTTTCTTTTTCTTGATTTTTACACTCATTCAAATAATCATTATTAGTCAAACAATACCTAGAAGAATGTGTTTTGAATTTTGAAATATGATTCAAAATATTTTTTGGGATGTTTTGATACATTGAGTTATTACCGTGCTCTTTGTTTTCGCTTGTTAGACTATGGTAATGTCTATATATTCCACAATCCTTCGCGTGAAGGTATCTCGCCAAATATTTGTTAAAATGAATCATCAGGTAAGCCACAATATCTGTTGAATTCTGAATTTTTAATATTTCTGATATTTTCTTATAATATTTATTATTTTCAAAAAGGTCTTTGTGGTCGTGTGAGTAATTTTTGCTTATGTACGATAGAGATAACTTCAAATTTTGACTTTTGATTTTATTTTTTTCATCATAAAATATCTCTAGCGCATAACATAGTCTCTGACGTTTTTCATCCAAACTCAGCAAGGTTTCTGTCAAAATTGTTGGAATCATGGGTCGTTTTTTATCCGGTAAATAAATTGTTGAAACGCGTTCTGTAAATGAGTCCCACAAATCCAAATATTCCATCACCAATGAAACATTGGAAATGTAAACGGTGATTTTGTGTTCTTGAAAATTATAAGACATTGCGTCATCATGATCATTTGATACATTTGAGTCTAGTGTAAATATAAATTCATCTTTTTTGGTTACTTCTTCAATATTATACTTGATTTGAATATTTTGAATGATTTGTTCTGCGGATTTGTCTTTTAACATCTTTCGTGTGGTTTTTGTGAAGGGTTGTATAGAAACATTAAGCGATTTACAATACAATATATATTCATAGTAATTGCTGACATCTTCAATATTACCAAAGTTTTGTAACATAGAACCCCGCGGCATATTTTCTTCCCAGGACTCATATTTGAATGTAATATAAATCTTTTTTACAGATTTATCAAAACTGTAAGGTATTTTATATGGTATCAAAAAAAATGGTATCCGTTTGTCATCTGGTTTGCATAAATACAACAATTTGTCTTTGTGTTTTCCAAAGCTAATATTTAGTGAAATGACTCCCGGAACATTTTTACATGAACGAACGTGCGAATGAACAATATTGATTTTTCCATCTTTATAATCAAACGTATCATTTGAAAATAATTTTGATGTTTCTACAATTGAATTATTTTCAAATAATGACACAATTTGAAATGTCTGCGTTTCGACAATTT